ACGCTCTTCCGATCTCTTTATTTTTTCCCCGGAGGGATATTTTTGAAAACGGTTCCCAGTTAGTAGTGTTTAAGTGGGGTGATATAAGATTCGAAATGTAACAAATAGACAAGATCGTGGCTCATCTTTTTCTGTGATTGAAACCTCCTTTCAGTGAATATACCGATAGAGTCTTATGTCATCTCACTTAAACACTACTAAAAGATGTATGAAAGATAAAGAAAGGAGGCAGTAATCATGGCAAAACCTAAGGAAAAGAAAGCAGTAGAACAACAAAAGCTCAGACCGGCATTTACACCAGAGGCAAGAGAGAATCAGTTGATTTCTTTAGCTGTAGATTTGGCAGAGGAAAGATTATTGAATGGTACTGCATCCTCACAGATGATAGTTCATTTCTTAAAATTGGGTTCGACAAAAGAACGTCTTGAAAAAGAAATATTACAGGAACAGAAAGACCTTATCAAAGCTAAAACCAAAAATATTCAATCGGCAGAACATTCAGAAGAATTGTATAGAGATGCGCTTAATGCGTTTCGGGGGTATAGCGGACAAGGAGCTATTGAAGATGTTGAGGACTTATAGCGAATTATCGCGTTTGCAGACTTTCAGAGAACGATTCGAATACTTACGATTAGACGGAATTGTAGGTGCTGAAACATTTGGCTTTGATCGATACATAAATCAAGTATTTTACAATTCGGACGAATGGAAAGCCGTAAGAAAAACTGTAATTATTCGAGATAATGGATGCGATTTGGGGATGGATGGATATGACATACATGGCAAGATTATCGTTCATCATATGAATCCTTTTTCAATAGACGACGTTTTACATCGAAAAGAGGAATTGTTAGATCCAGAATTTTTAATAAGCACTGTCTTGAATACACACAATGCTATTCATTATGGTGACGAATCATTATTGCCATCGGCGCCAATTGTTAGAACAAGAAACGATACGTGTCCATGGAGAAAGTAGAGGTATATATGAGTAATGAAAAGAAGAGTACTCCGACTGTTGGCGTGGTGGTCGGATGTAAAAGATTAAATATCAGAGAAGAGCCTAGTAAAGAGTCTGAGGTAGTAGACATCGTTCCGGTAGAAACAGAATTGTTAATCGATTCGGATTTCGAACATGAACTGTTTTATTCTGTTTTAACACCGGATGGAATTGATGGATATTGCATGAAAGAGTTTGTGGATATCAATTAAGGGGTGATACGTTTGGAAAGCATATTAACTTCTACAAAAAAGATGCTCGGAATTGTAGAAGAATACGAGCAATTCGATTCCGATATTATCATGCATATCAATTCTGTATTTTCAATTCTTCATCAACTTGGTGTCGGACCAAATAAGATGTTTCGTATCAAAAACAAAGATGCCAAATGGGATGAGTTCATCAACGACGAAAGTGTTCTTGAGCTTGTTAAGACCTACATGTTTATGAAAGTAAAATTAATGTTTGACCCACCTCTTAGTTCGGCGGTAATCGAATGCTATAAAGCACAGATTAACGAATACGAATGGCGATTGAATGTTGAGGCGGATACTGGTGGAAAGGAGAATCAAAATGGATAACGATTTTTTAGAGCATCACGGTGTAAAAGGTATGAAGTGGGGCGTTCGGCGTTACCAGAATAAAGATGGAGCACGGATGAAATCAAGTCACAATAAAAGTCAAACCCCACAGGAAATAGCACAGCGAAAAAATCAGATGCGGAAAGTTGCTAGAGTTGGAATCGGAGTAGCAACAGTGGCAGCAGCGGCTTATTACGTTCACAAGAATCCAGAAAAGATTGGCAGTGTGATTTCGAAGTTTAGAGGTGTAAAAGTTAAAGATTTGAATCAGAAAGCCGTAGCGAAAGGAAAAGAATATGTCAACAGTGCTATTCGAGGAGCAAAAGAGGGAGTTGAAGAAGGACTCAAAGAAGCTCCTAAAAAAGCGACTAAAGCCGTCGTAACAGGTGTGGTTTTAAATGAGACAAAAAAGTATCTTGATAAAACAGTTGGCAAAGAAGAAAGTGCCAGAATTTTTCAGGCAAATGATAATAAAAAAATCGGCAAATTCTGGAAAGTCTCACCAGATGACAAAGACGACGATTAAAAGGAGCTAAATAAATATGGCATTATCAAACACTGCCGTTCCGAAATACTACGGCATGTTTCGAGATGCCGTAATTAGAGGAGAGATTCCGGTATGTAGAGAAATCGATTTGGAAATGAATCGAATTGACCGTTTGATTGATGATTCGAGATATTATTATGATGATCAAGCAGTTGAGGGATTTATTTTATACTGTGAAAATGAATTAACGCTAACTGATGGATCTGATATGAATTTGTTGGATTCATTCAAACTGTGGTCTGAGGAAATTTTTGGCTGGTATTATTTTGTTGAGCGTAGCGTATATGAACCTTCCGAAGACGGAAGTGGTGGACATTATGTTACGAAATTAATACGTAAACGATTGGTGAATAAACAGTATCTAATTGTTGCCAGAGGCGCCGCAAAATCAATGTATGGTTCTTGTCTTCAGAACTTTTTCTTGAATGTTGACATCACAACAACCCATCAGATTACAACAGCTCCGACGATGAAACAAGCAGAAGAAGTATTATCGCCAATCAGAACTGCTATTACCAGATCAAGAGGACCATTCTACAAATTCTTAACCGAAGGTTCTATACAGAATACCACCGGTTCAAAAGCAAATCGCGTGAAATTGGCTTCAACAAAAAAGGGAATAGAGAATTTCCTCACTGGCTCGTTACTTGAAATTCGTCCAATGAGGATAGATAAGCTTCAGGGACTTCAATTGAAAGTAGCGACTGTTGACGAATGGCTTTCTGGGGATATCAGAGAAGACGTTATAGGCGCAATTGAGCAGGGAGCCTCTAAAGTGGATGACTATCTGATTGTCGCCATAAGTTCAGAAGGTACTGTCCGAAATGGAGCAGGCGATACAATCAAAATGGAATTGATGGATATCCTAAAAGGTGATTATGAGAATCCCCATGTGTCTATATGGTGGTATAAACTGGATTCCATCGATGAGGTTGGAAATCCTGATATGTGGTTAAAAGCCAATCCTAATTTAGGAAAAACGGTTAGCTATGAAACATATCAGTTAGATGTTGAGCGAGCTGAGAAAGCACCGGCAGCTCGAAATGATATCTTAGCTAAAAGATTCGGTTTACCAATGGAAGGATATACGTACTACTTCACATATGAAGAAACGCTTCCTCATAAATATCGGACATATTGGAATATGCCTTGCTCAGTTGGATGCGACCTTTCGCAAGGTGATGATTTCTGTGCGTTCACGTTCTTATTCCCATTATCGAATGGCTCGTTTGGTGTAAAAACTCGAAATTACATCACTGAGTTAACTCTTATGAAACTCCCAGCAGCAATGAGAATTAAATACAATCAATTCATTGAAGAAGGTAGCCTGATGGTACTTGACGGCACGGTATTAGACATGATGGAAGTGTATGAAGATTTGGATAATTACATTATTCAGTCTGGATATGATGTGAGAGCATTTGGTTATGACCCATATAATGCAAAAGAATTTGTTGAACGTTGGGCTCAGGAAAATGGACCATTTGGAATAGAAAAAGTCATACAGGGTGCCAAAACGGAATCGGTTCCTCTAGGGGAACTTAAGAAGTTATCAGAAGAAAGAATGTTGCTGTTCGATGAAGAACTTATGACATTTGCTATGGGAAATTGTATTACTTTGGAAGACACGAACGGTAATAGAAAACTATTAAAAAAGAGACGTGATCAAAAGATTGATGCTGTTGCGGCTATGATGGATGCCTATATAGCGTGGAAACACAATCGCGATGCGTTTGAGTAAAGGAGAAAAATATGAAGAAAAAATTAACGGCATTAGTTTTAGCTACTATGTTAGCACTTACAACATCCGTTCCTGCATTAGCATGTACACCAAAATTACATGTTGATATGCCTCAGATTTCAAACATTAAATATGAACCGAGTGATCAGATGAAAGCAGCATGTGATAATGCAGCTAAGAAATATTTGGAGGAACATCCGGTTGACTTAAAAACTGATGACAAAGAATCTGAAACCGAAGAAGTAATTGAGGCAACGAAGCCGGAAGTTAAGAACACATTCAATTGGCAGGACTACAATTTCAGAAATTGGCGAACAAGCTGGTTTGCTGCTTATTAGAATCAGAGAGGTAAAAATCAAAATGGAGATAACAGTAGGTTCCAGACTTAAACATGCTTGGAACGCTTTTTTAAACAGAGACCCAACAAATACTTATCGTTATGGAATGAGTGGTGGGTATTCATATCGACCGGATAGATTTCGATTTACTAGAGGGAATGAACGGTCGATCGTAACAGCGGTATTCAATCGTATTGCGCTAGATGTGGCAAGTGTGTCCATTCAACATTGTGAATTGGATGCTAATGGACGATTCAAATCCGTTGTGGATTCGGGGTTGAATAATTGTCTTAATTTAGAGGCGAATATTGATCAGACTGGAAGAGCATTTATACAAGATGTCGCAATGTCGATGATGGATGAAGGTTGTGTCGCAATTGTGCCCATCGATACTACTATTGACCCAGAAATAGCGGATGGATTCGATGTCGATTCCATGCGTGTTGGACAAATCATTAGCTGGTATCCGCAATATGTAAAAGTGAGAGTCTATAACGAAGAAGTGGGTTATAAGCAAGATATCGTTATGCACAAAAGTTCAGTTGCAATTATAGAAAATCCACTGTATGCGGTTGTTAATGAGCCTAATTCGACATTACAGCGCCTAATTCGAAAATTGAATCTTTTGGACGCTGTGGACGAACAGAGTAGTTCTGGAAAATTAGATTTGATTATTCAGTTACCGTACACAATTAAATCAGAAGCACGGCGTAAACAAGCTGATGCCCGGCGAAAGTCGATAGAAGACCAATTATCCGGAAGCAAATACGGAATTGCATATATCGATTCAACCGAGCATGTTACACAATTGAATCGTTCAGTTGAAAATAATCTAATGAAGCAGGTGGAGTATCTGACGAGTATGCTATTTAGCCAGTTAGGAATGACACAAAGTATATTAGATGGAACAGCTGACGATAAAACGATGCTCAATTATTATAACAGAACGATAGAACCAATTATTTCGGCAATTGTTGATGATATGAAACGAAAATTCCTATCAAAGAATGCCAGATCAAGAGGCAAATCTATCATGTTCTTCCGTGATCCGTTTAAGCTGGTTCCGGTTTCTGAATTGGCAGAAATCTCTGATAAGCTGACGAGAAATGAAATTGCTACTTCTAACGAAATGCGTCAGGTAATTGGATGGAAACCATCAACAGACCCGAAAGCCGATGAACTTAGAAATAGTAATCTGAATCATCCAGATGACAAATTGCAGACAGATAATCCAGATACTCAGAAGATTACAGATACAGGAGGTAAAAATCAAAATGAAGTATGATTTTGGCGGATACGCCACAAGAAATGATTTAACATGCACCGATGGACGTGTTATCAGAAGAGATGCGTTTAAGGCGCAGGACGGAGAAACGGTTCCGCTTGTCTGGAATCACAATTCGTCCGATCCAAGTAACGTTCTTGGACTTGCCCACTTAGAAAATCGTGATAACGGAGTATACGCTTATTGCGAATTTAATTCTAATGAATCAGGGCAGACTGCGAAAGAACTTGTACGACATGGCGATGTTAGATCGCTTTCAATCTTTGCAAACCAGCTTAAACAGACTGGACAAGATGTTGTACATGGCATTATTAGAGAGGTTAGTCTTGTACTTGCCGGTGCAAACCCTGGTGCGTTTATTGATGATGTGATTGCACATGGTGATGACAGTTCCAGTGGTCTCATTATCGGATATGATGAAAATATTATGCTTTATCATTCAGACGATTCGACACCACCTAAAGATGGCGAATCTGATAAGAACGATGATGATAAGACAGTTGAAGATGTTTTTGGCACTTTAACCGAAGAGCAGCAGACATGCGTATACGCAATGATTGCTCAGGCTCGTGAGGATGGCGAAAACTCAAAACATAAAGAAGATAACTCAGAAGGAGGAAAAAAAGATATGAAACATAACGTGTTCGAGAATCAGCAGGATGGTGGTAAGAAAGATTTCCTTTCACATTCAGCCCAGGAAGAAATTCTCAAAATGGCAAAAACAAGTAACGTTGGGACATTTCAGACAGCACTTCAGATGTATACCGATGATAATGCGCTTCAGCATGATGCTGTTAGTAGTGGATTTGTTCAGACCGGGGAGGGAAATGTAACTAATCTGTTCCCAGAATACCAGGAAGTAAGACCGGGAGCTCCAGAGTTAATTACATCTGATCAGGGATGGATTTCAAAAGTAATGGCAAAAGTACATAAAAGCCCTATTTCCAGAATCAGAACAAGCCAGGTGGATATTCGTAACATTGCTACACTCAGAGCTAAAGGTTACAAAAAAGGTAAGCAGAAAGCACCGGCTGGAAACTTCAAGCTGATTAGAAGAACTACTGACCCGCAAACCGTATACGTTAAGAATGCATTACATAGAGACGATATTGTGGACATTACAGATTTCGATTACGTAGCATATCTTTACAATATCGATCGCATGAATCTCAACGAAGAGCTTGCTACAGCAATTATGCTTGGCGATAACCGTGATGATGGCGATGAGGCAAAGATTATGCCTGATCATATCAGACCTATCTGGACCGATGATGATCTGTATACAATCCACGTAGATCTCGATATTGATGCTGCCAAGAAAGAACTCCAGGGCACAAACACAAGCGTAACATTCGGAGAGAACTATATCTATGCCGAGGCAATGATTAACACTGTTCTGTATGCAAGAGAAAATTACAAAGGTACTGGAACACCAGATTTCTATTGCACGCCGCATATGTTAAATGTGATGCTTCTTGCAAGAGACATCAACGGACGACGAATCTATTCTTCTAAGGCTGAACTGGCAACAGCTCTGAACGTTGGCGAAATCTGCACAGCAGAGCAGTTCGAAGGAAGAGTGAGAACTACAGCTACTGGTAACAAGAAGAAGCAGCTCATTGGTATCATCGCTAACCTTGCGGATTATTCGCTTGGTGCAACAAAAGGCGGAGAAGTAACACATTTCACACAGTTCGATATCGACTTCAACCAGGAGAAATCATTGCTTGAAACAAGATGCTCAGGTGCATTAACAAGAGTTTACTCCGCAATTGCAATCGAGCTTGATGTGACGGATACTAAAGATACCTCACATGATCAGGATATTGCAGGTTAATGGAGAAAAATCAAAATGAATAAATTTTTTGGGAAAATTGGATATTCAGTCATGATACAAACTGCGCCCGGTGTTAATCGTGAGAAACTGATAGAACGTGATTATTACGGAGATGTCATCCGGAATACAAGCCAACATCAAAACTCGGATACGCTTAACGATAATGTAAACATATCAAATGAGATAAGTATAGTCGCAGATCCGTTTGCATACGAAAACTTTCACTCTATGAGATATGTTATTTTTATGGGAGCAAAATGGAAAATCACGAATATCGAAGTCCAATACCCAAGATTAATTTTAACTGTTGGAGGTGTGTATAATGGATCGGCGAATAAAACTGCATAATGAGTTGTGTGGGATTTTAGCTTGTCCAAATGAAGGGACAGAGTGCCGAGCTTATTTCCAACCACCAACATCAATAGAGATGAAATACCCCGCTATTGTTTATGCTCTCAGTAATATTGAGAATGCGTTTGCAAATGGCGGGGTTTATTCGTCTGAAAGACAATATTCGGTGACAGTTATTGACTACGATCCGGATAGTCCATTGGTAGGCGCGATTGCATCTTTGCCAATGTGTCGATTTAGTCGGCATTACACGAGTGATAACTTAAATCATTATGTATTTGAAATTTATTATTAAGGAGGATGTTTTATGTCTAAACTTGTATGGGATCAGGCTGGTGAGCGAAAGTATGAAACCGGTGTTGATCGAGGAGTATTGTTTCCTATCAAATCAGGAAAGTATCAAACCGGTGTTGCATGGAACGGACTTACCGCAGTAAATGAAAGTCCTTCCGGTGCTGAGCCGTCTGCGATTTATGCGGATAACATTAAGTACTTAAATCTTATGTCCGAAGAGGAGTTCGCAGCAACAATTGAAGCGTATACATACCCGGACGAATTCGAGGCTTGTGATGGTTCGAAAGAAATTGAGGAGGGTGTTACGATCGGTCAGCAGACAAGAGAACATTTCGGATTCTGCTATCGTACTTTAATCGGTAACGATGAGGATGGAAGAGATCACGGATATAAGATTCATATCGTTTATGACTGCTTAGCTTCACCATCTGAAGTTGGTAATAATACAGTAAACGAAAGTCCAGAAGCAGCTAGTCTTAGCTGGGAGATTTCAACAACAAAAGTTGATATTCCAGGATATAAGCCAAGTGCAACATTGGTTATCGATTCAACAAAAGTTGCTAAGGATAAACTTGCTAAAATTGAAGAGAAGTTGTATGGAGGCGATTCAACAGAATCTACAATGTTACTTCCATCAGAGGTAATTGCTCTTATTAAGGGGTGATTAGATGTCTAAGCTTGTATGGGATCAGACCGGTGAACGAAAGTATGAAACCGGTGTTGATCATGCAGTATTATATCCCCCACATCAAACCGGTGTTGCATGGAACGGACTTACCGCAGTAAATGAAAGTCCTTCCGGTGCTGAGCCGTCTGCGATTTATGCGGATAACATTAAGTACTTAAATCTTATGTCCGAAGAGGAGTTCGCAGCAACAATTGAAGCGTATACATACCCGGACGAATTCAAAGAATATATCGGGGAAGTGGAGATTGCTGTTGGCGCGACTATCGGACAACAGGGAAGAAAACCTTTTGGTTTGGTATATCGTACTTTAATCGGAAATGATGAAGATGGAAGAAATCACGGATACAAACTTCATCTAATATTTTCATGTATGGCGTCTACAGCGGAACGAAATAATACAACTATTACTGATACTCCGGAAGTGGTTAGTAATAGCTGGGAGATTTCAACAACACCAATTGATGTGGAAGGATTTAAACCAACAGCCAAAATCACATTAGATTCAACTAAATTTACAAAAGCTGGTTTATCGAATGTGCTGAAGGCTATAGAGGATGTGCTATTTGGAACGGATACAACAAACGCCAAATTGCCATATCCTTATGAACTTGTAAATATGGTTAATAAAGAAATGCATTTATTAGATTCGAAAGGGAACATGCTACTAGACAGTACTGGTAATCCAATACGATCGAATGTGTTTTAAAATTTATTAGAGGTCACGTCTTTATCGATGCGACCTCTTTTTTTGAAAGGAGAAAATCACAATGTTAAAGAAAACTATGACATATACAGATTATAACGGAGTAGAACGTACCGAAGATTTCTACTTCAACCTCACAAAAGCTGAAGTTGCAGAAATGGAAATGGGAACATCTGGTGGATTAGCAGAGATGATTAGTAGTATTGTTGCAGCTAAGGATGGTCCGGCAATTCTCAAGATTTTCAAAGATTTAGTACTTAAAGCATACGGTAAAAAGACACCGGATGGTAGACGGTTTGAAAAATCCGAAGAAATTTCAAAAGAATTTTCTGAAACAGAAGCATACAGTGATTTGTATATTGAGCTGGCTACTGATGCCGATGCTGCGGCTGAGTTTGTAAATGGAATTGTTCCTAAAGCTCCAATTACCAATGCAACCGGTCAGCAGACACTGAAGCCAGTGACCGAATAATGAGGAGATGAATGAATGCTTAGAATTACGATTCCATCAGCGGAGTTTTGGGATGAACAGAAATGCGAATTTGTCACAACGCCCGAACGGACATTGCAATTGGAGCATTCGTTAGTCTCAATTTCAAAATGGGAAAGTAAATGGAATAAAGTTTTTCTTTCTAAAAGAGAGAAGACACGAGAAGAAACCATCGATTATATACGATGCATGACAATTACACAGAATGTTGCCCCTTTGGTGTATTACGGGTTGTCAGATGAAAATTACGCTGCTATTGACGACTACATTAGAGCATCAATGACGGCAACCTATTTTTCAGAAGAAGGTAGTAAAGGTTCTGGCAGTAAAGAAGAGATCACATCGGAACTTATTTATTATTGGATGGTCGCTTTTAATATTCCTATGGAATGTCAGAAATGGCATCTGAATCGACTCTTAACATTAATTCGAATATGCGATATTAAGAATCGACCGACAAAGAAACGGAGTAGAAGAGAAATCATTCAGAGGAATAAACGCTTAAATGCAGAGAGAAAGAAACGGTTGAATAGCCGAGGATAACACGATAATTTTCTCATATAAAAGGAGGAGTGACCATGTCAATGAATGGAATTGATGTAAGTGGCTGGCAAGCTGGAATTAATCTTGCAGCAGTACCTTGCGATTTTGTCATTATCAAATCTACGCAGGGAACCTCGTATGTTAATGAAGATTGTGATAGAGCATATCAGCAGGCTAAGGCGGCTGGAAAGCTGTTAGGTGTATATCACTATTTTTCTGGCGGAGATCCGTATGCCGAAGCCGAATTCTTTGTTAAAAATGTCAAAGGGTACGTTGGTGAAGCGATTCTTGTTCTGGATTGGGAGCCACAACAGAATTCAAAGTTTGGTCATGGAGCAGCTGTGGCAAAACCGTTTCTTGACAAAGTAAAAGAATTAACAGGTGTAAAGCCGTTGATTTACATTTCAAAAAGTTTCTGTCGTTCTTACGATTGGAGTAGCGTAGCTTCTGAATATGGCTTATGGGTTGCACAGTATGCAAACGATAAACAGACCGGTTACCAGGAAAAACCATGGACCGATTCGAATGGATATGGAGCATGGGGAAATCCCGCAATCTTCCAGTATTCTTCACATGGTAGATTATCTGGTTATAATGGTGATCTTGATATCAACATTGCATATATGGATGCGGATGGCTGGAAATCTTATGCAGGAGCAAAGAACGGAACCGATTCTAAGCCGGGAACATTAACACCACAGCAGACAACTCCGAATGGATCTACATTGGATTTGGTGTATAACACCATGCTTGATAAATTTGGAAAAGGAGATGCGAGAAAAGTAGCATTGGGTTTACGCTACGACGAAGTGCAAAGTGAAATTAATCATATTGCAACAGCTCCTGCGTCTGTACTGGCAGAAGAAACAAAGATTGGCAGATACGGAAATGATCCTGTAAGAAAAACCGTACTTGGATCACGTTATAAAGAGGTACAGAAGATTATTAACGGCGGGAAAACTACAGGAAGCAATTCTGGTGCAGTATATTACACAGTCAAAAGTGACGATACCTTATCTGCAATTGCTTCTAAATACGGAACAACTTATCAGAAAATTGCTCAGATTAATGGAATTTCGGATCCTAATAAGATTTATGTTGGGCAGAGACTTCGAATTAAATAAAGGTAGTATATAAATGATAACATTCAGACAGAAGGGCGACTTTTCAAAGTTGACTAAATTTCTTGAGAGGGCGAAAGAGTCAGTGCATCTAGGCGACCTCGATAAGTATGGTCGTGAAGGAGTGGCTGCTCTTTCGTCTGCAACACCGGTTGACACTGGATTGACTGCAAATTCTTGGCATTACAAGATTGAACAACGCAGCGGTTCAGTGTCAATCGTTTTTTATAATTCAAATATTCAAAATGGAGTACCAATAGCAATTATTTTGCAATATGGACATGGCACAAGAAACGGAGGCTGGGTTCAGGGAAGAGATTACATCAATCCTGCGATTCAGCCTGTTTTTGACAAAATAACTGAAGATGCGTGGAGGGAGGTCACTAAAGCATGAGTAGGACAATTGATGAAAGAGTTGTCGAGATGCGGTTCGATAATAAGCAGTTTGAACAGAATGTGCAGACAAGCTTATCTACCATCGAAAAGCTTAAGCAGAGCCTCAATCTCACAGGAGCAGCAAAAGGCTTAGAAAATGTAAGTGCGGCGGCTCAAAGATGTAATCTATCATCTCTTTCAAATGCTGTCGAGACCGTAAAAGTGAAATTCTCAGCATTTGAGGTTATGGCTGTTACAGCACTTGCAAATATTACAAATACAGCTGTTAATGCTGGAAAGCGGATTGTTGAGGCACTCACTATAGATCCGATAAAGATGGGGTTTCAGGAGTATGAAACACAGATTAATGCCGTACAGACTATCTTAGCAAATACATCATCAAAAGGAACAACACTTGATCAAGTTAATGCCGCTCTTGATGAATTGAATCGCTATGCCGATATGACTATATACAATTTTACGGAAATGACACGTAATATTGGTACTTTCACAGCAGCTGGTGTGGATTTGGAGACTTCTGTGTCTGCAATCAAAGGTATCGCCAATCTTGCTGCGGTATCGGGTTCGAACTCACAGCAGGCAAGTACTGCTATGTATCAGCTTTCACAGGCATTAGCGGCTGGAACAGTTAAATTACAGGATTGGAACTCAGTTGTTAACGCAGGTATGGGTGGTCAGGTATTTCAGGATGCCTTAAAAGAGACTGCTCGTGTTCACGGAATCGCAATCGACCAAATGATTACTGATGAGGGGTCATTCCGAGAAACGTTACAGAAAGGTTGGCTTACTTCGGATATCCTTACTGAAACGTTGGCTAAGTTTACTGGAGATTTGAATGAAGACCAGCTTAGAACGATGGGGTATTCGGAAGAGCAGATTAAATCAATCATAAAAATGGGACAGACTGCGAATGATGCTGCAACGAAAGTTAAAACTTTTACTCAGCTATTCGATACGTTGAAAGAGGCTGCGCAGTCTGGATGGACACAGAGTTGGGAAATTATTGTTGGCGATTTCGAAGAAGCAAAAGAACTTCTTACCGAAGTCAGTGATACGTTCAGTGGGCTTATCAATGCTTCAGCAGATGCTCGAAACAAGATGTTACAGGATTGGAAAGATCTTGGCGGACGTACCATGCTTATAGAAGCGGTGAAAAATGCGTTTGAAGGTTTGCTGAGCATTGCTAAACCTATTAGAGAAGCATTTAATGAAATATTCCCACCGATGACCGGACAGCAATTAGCCGATATTACTAAGAAGATTCGTGACTTAACTGAAAATTTCAAAATAAGTGAAGAAACCAGCAATAATCTGAAAAGTACATTCAAAGGCGTGTTTGCTGTGCTTGATATATTAAAGCAAGCGTTAACGGCAGTTACTGGAGGAATTGTTGATTTAGTTGGTGCGTTCTTACCAGCCGGAAGCGGAATACTTAGTCTTACAGCAAATTTCGGAGAATATCTTGTTAAGTTGGATGAGACCATAAAAAAAACAGACGTATTCAATAAAGCTGTTCAGAAAGTTGTTTCGTTTATAAAAAACGGAATACAGATAACAGTTGATGTAATAAATACCGTTACTACGGCATTAAGACAGTTCAAAGATTTTGTCAGTGAAGAATTCGATTTCAATGGTTTGGAATTACTACAGTCAATACTCGAAAGAGTTGAGATAAGGATGCTTCAGGTACGAGAAGGTTCTGGAAAAATGAGAAGCGGCTTTGAGGTCGCAGTAGACCTGATGGGTGAAGCTTTAGAAAAAAGTAATTTCCTTAAACTTATGGAGGCAATGTGGAAAGCCGTAACAACAATTGCGAGTGGAATTGTGCAAGCTATTGGAACGATGATGAAGACATTGACTGAAAAACTTGGAAATGCAAGATTTAACGGATTGTTAGATCTTTTTAATAGCATAACTGCTGGAGGAGTGGTTCTTGCCATAAGTAAATTTCTGAAAAGTGTGTCTGAGCCATTAAAAGGATTGCAAGACATTCTTGATGGAGTAACGTCTATTCTTGACGGGGTTAGAGGATGTTTCGAAGCGTATCAAACACAGTTGAAAGCCGGAACACTTATGAAAATCGCAGTAGCAATAGGGATTCTTGCGGGGTCAATTGTAGCGATATCACTTATAGATAGTGATAAATTATCAGCTTCCCTTGGTGCAATCACAGTATTGTTTGCGAATCTCATGACTTCCATGGCGATATTTAATAAAATAAGTGACTCGTCCGGAAAAACGATGAAAGCATGTACAGCTATGCTGTCAATGTCTATATCGGTATCTATTTTAGCTGGAGCACTGAAAAAGGTTGCTGATTTGGAATGGGAAGAAATTGGAAAGGGCTTAGTAGGTATTGCTGGGCTGTCTGCAATTGTTGTAGCATCTGCGAAGGTTATGTCTAGTGGAAGTGGGCAAATCGTAAAAGGAGCGACGAGTCTTGTTGTATTTGCAGCAGCAGTAAAGGTATTAGCATCAGCATGTAAAGATTTATCGGTATTAAGTTGGGAAGAACTTGGTAAAGGATTGACTGGTGTTGGTGTACTAATGGGCGAGATAGCGATATTCCTACGTGCAGCTAAATTCAGTGGCAAAACTATAACTACAGCTACCGGAATTGTTATATTAGCAGCGTCGATGAAAATTCTTGCATCAGCATGTAAAGATTTCGCAGTTATGAACTGGGATGAAATCGGAAAAGGGCTCACTAGTATCGGAATACTACTTGGAGAGATTGCGGCGTTTACAAATCTTGCCGGTAACGCAAAACATGTTATATCTACAGGAATAGCACTAACAGCAATCGGTGCCGCAATGAAAATATTCGCATCGGCAGTAGCAGATTTCGCAAAGTTGAAGTGGGAAGAGATTGGAAGAGGACTTACTGCAATGGGTGGAGCGTTAGTAGAAGTTGCGATAGCAGTAAATCTGATGCCTAAGAATATGATTTCTATCGGAACAGGCTTAACTATAGTTGGAGCTGCTTTGGAAATATTGGCAAACGTAATGTCAAAGTTTGGCGGTATGCAGTGGGACGAAATTGGCAGAGGATTGACCGTTCTTGGAGGAGCACTTACCGAGTTAGCCATTGGCTTGAATGTCATGAAGGGAACATTATCTGGCTCTGCGGCTATGATAGTTGCTGCAACAGCATTGGCAATTCTTACACCGGTACTTACAACATTGGGAAATCAGTCATGGGAAGAAATCGCTAAAGGACTCATAACATTGGCTGGAGCATTTACTATCCTCGGTGTTGCTGGAGCAGTACTTAGTCCGTTATTACCGACAATCATTGGATTAGCCGGGGCGTTTGCTTTAGTTGGAGTATCTGTTCTGGCAATTGGCGGCGGATTACTCGCAGCAGGAACAGGATTATCAGCATTAGCAGTTGGATTTACCGCTTTGGCGACAGCAGGAGCCGCAGGGGCAACCGCAGTTGTAGCATCATTATCGGTTATTGTTACAGGCGTAGCTGGGCTGATTCCAGCTGTAATCGAACAATTTGGCTATGGACTTATTTCCCTTTGCCGAGTTATTGCAGAGGGAGCACCGGTTATTGGCGAAGCTGTAAAAGCTGTAGTATTGACATTAGTTGACGTTATTGTAGAGTGTGCACCTCAAATTGCAGATGGCGCATTTCAGTTATTAGTAAGCGCACTGGAAATTCTTGTAAAATACACACCGCAACTTATCGATTTGTTGACAGATTTCTTAATCGAAGTAATTAGTGGGATAACAAAGAATATGCCAAAACTGATAAAAGTAGCTATTGAGTCAGTAATGACATTCTTCTCTGGAATAATCGATGCGCTCAAGGGTCTTGATACGGCTACATTGGTGAAAGGTATTGCTGGTATTGGTTTACTTTCAGCAATGATGTTGGCACTACAAAGTGTGGCGGCGTTAGTACCAGGTGCTATGGTCGGAATACTTGGAATTGGTGCTGTAGTTGCTGAAATGGCACTCGTATTAGCAGCAGTAGGTGGATTTGCACAGCTCCCAGGATTATCATGGTTGATTAGTGAGGGAGGAAAACTTCTCGAACAAATTGGTGTAGCAATCGGTGGCTTTGTCGGCGGTATAGTTGGTGGATTTATGGGTGGTATAAGCAGTCAGTTCCCACAGATTGGAGCTGATTTATCTGCTTTCATGAATAATGTACAGCCATTCATAGAAGGTGCAAGTCAAATTCAACCATCGATGCTGGATGGAGTTAATGCGTTAGCAAAAACAGTATTGCTACTTACAGCCGCAGATATTATTCAGGGGTTGACATCGTGGTTTACTGGTGGATCGTCACTTGCTGATTTTGGAAATCAGTTAGTACCATTCGGGAAAGCTATGATGGAATTCTCGAATGAGATAGCAGGAATGGACGCTGGATTGGTAGCCAATGCGACAACCGCTGGACAAGCACTTGCAGAGATGGCGACTACAATACCAAATACCGGTGGTGTTATTTCATTCTTTACCGGCGATAACGATATGGTTACGCTTGCATCACAGCTAGTACCATTTGGAGAGGCTATGAATGCTTTTTCAATGGCTATAAAAGGTATGGATGCTAATTTGGTTACCGAAGCGGCGATAGCAGGTCAGGCACTTGCAGAGATGGCGACTACAATACCAAATACGGGAGGAATTGTCAGCTGGTTTACTGGAAACAACAATATGGACGATTTTGCAAATCAGTTAGTCCCATTCGGTAGAGCAATGAAAGATTTCTCGGATGCGGTAAGAGGTGTTGATCCGGATTCTATTGTCAATTCGGCAACAGCAGGAAAATCGCTTGTTGAACTGGCAAACACTGTGCCAAACACAGGTGGCGTGGTTAGTTGGTTTACTGGCGATAATGATATGAACATGTTTGGTCAGAATTTGATTCCGTTCGGTAGGGCAATGAAATCATACTCAGAAGCTATTACTGGAATGGATGTCGATGCTGTTACAAATTCGGCAGTTGCTGGACAGGCTTTGGTTGAATTAGCAAATACGCTTCCAAATACGGGAGGAATTGTCAGCTGGTTTACTGGTGACAACGATATTGGAGCTTTCGGGGAGAGCTTGATCTCGTTCGGACGAAATTTCAAAATGTACTCTGATTATATGGTCGGCGTTGATGCTGGAATAGTAACAGCTACGACCAATGCAGCAAATTCGATAGTTGAATTATCAAATAGTCTTCCAGAAAAAGGTGGATGGTTCTCTGGAGATACTACACTTGCCGATTTCGGTAGTGATATGGCTCAGTTTGGTTCGTATTTCTGTGCTTATTACGGAAGCATAAGTTCTGTCGATACGTCTTTGCTATCCGGAGTTATTACACAGACAAACAGGCTTGTTGATATGGCAAATGGAATGGCAGAGCTTGATACAAGTGGAATGGTAGGGTTTAGTTCGGCTCTTACCCAACTCGGACAGGCTGGAATTGAAGGATTTATAAATTCATTTAATAATTCAACAGATAGAGTAACAAATGCTGCTACAACAATGGTAATGGCGTTTGTTAATGCGGCAAATAATCAGAAGGGAAACATTACTACGGCATTTACAAGCTTGATTCAGGCGGCGCTTTCGGCTATTACCGGAAAGCAAGCCCAATTTAGTTTAGCTGGTGGCGGTTTGATGTCACAGTTCGTTTCTGGTGTAAAATCACAGGCATCTGCTTCGAAAAGTGCAATCCTTAATATCATAAGCGAAGGTCTCAATGTGATTAGAGGTCATTTACAGGAATTCCATAATATGGGAACTGATACCATGTCGAAATTTGTGTCGGGTATAAAAGCTGAAAGATATGAAGTAAGCGATGCTTTTACAAGCGGACTTAACGAAGCTGTATCCGGAATCAATGGATATTATAATAGCTTTTATTCTGCGGGAGAATATCTGGCAATCGGATTTGCCAACGGTATTAGCGACAATGCGTACTATGCAGCGGCTCGTTCCAGAGCAATGGCACGAAGAGCAGCGGAAGCAGCGGCAGCTGAATTGGATGAACATTCGCCATCTAAGGTTGGATATCACATCGGTGATTTCTTTGGAGTGGCGTTCGTTAATGCAATCGGAGACTATGAGGATAAAGCATATTCAGCAGGTGCTGGTATGGCAAATTCGGCTAAAACTGGTTTGAAACAGTCTGTTAATTCAATTTCTAATGCAATTTCAGAAATTGTTGGCTTGATGAGTGGCGATATGGAAACTCAACCGATTATACGACCGGTAATAGATTTGACAAATATTCAAAATGGAGCGGATAGAATCCGCGGATTAATGAGAGGCGTTAATGGATACGCTTTAACAGGATCACTTGATTTAGCGACAAAAACTCAAAGTGGAATAGATAGTAGAAGGCAGTATGCCGAAAATAGCGACACACTGACAGCTCTCGATAAATTAACGAAATCGATTGACGAGTTGCCAGATAATCCAAATATTTCATTTGAAAATACTTTCAATATTAGTGGAAATAATCCAAAGGAGATTGCGGAAGAAGTTTCAAATATTATTCAAAGACAGGTAGAAAGGAGAGGTGCTTCATGGGCGTAATTACATTTAATGGAATTGCATCAGACAAATTGGATATCCAGGTAGAGCACCCTCCTGGATACGAAACTCCAAAAAAAGACTATGAAATCGTGCATGTTCCTGGACGAAATGGGGATGTGTATATCGATAAAGGTTCGTATCAGAATGTTTCAAGGACTTACGATATTGCAATAGGTTCAATGGATGCTGACTTTGCAGAAATTGCAAATAAAATATCCGAATGGTTATATGCGTCTGTTGGATATGCAAGATTGGAAGATACATATGAGCCAGATTATTATCGGTTGGCAGCTTACAGCGATGCTACTGATATAAAAAACGTATTAACCCATGCTGGTAGGGTGACGATTGCTTTTGATTGTAAACCTCAGAGATTTTTGAAGAGTGGGGAAAAAGCAGTCACATTTACGGCAAAAGGAACATTATCGAATCCGACAAAATTTGAAGCATTGCCGATAATTATTGTCAAAGGAAGCGGAAAGGGAGTTCTACAAATTGGGAAGTATACCGTTACAATTTCAGATATTAACAGTTCAGTTACAATTGATTGTGAACTTCAAGATGCTTACAACGGAACCGCAAATAGGAATTCGACAATTATTTTAAGTAATGGGTTCCCAAAGTTAGTATCCGGCGGAAACAGTATTACATTTTCGGGAGGAATAACAAGCGTGGAGGTGATACCTAAATGGTGGACTCTATGATTACATTATTCGACTCTACAGCTACATCTTTTGATACAAACGGAATCGGAAGTTTGTCCGATGCGATATCATGTGAAGTTACAGAAGAGCGAAACGGCGAATTCGAGTTGGAAATGGAATACTCGGTTAATGGTAAGAGATACTCTGATATTTCCTTACGAAAAATAATAACTGCTAAACCAAATCCTTACGATAAGCCCCAACCGTTCAGAATCTATTCAATAACAAAGCCGATTAATGGCGTGGTTACGATTAATGCTGAACACATAAGTTATGATTTATCCGGATGCATTGTTTCGCCATTTACAGCATCGAGTGCAGCATTAGCGTTTGAAAAAATGAAAGCTAATTCCGTTACATCATGCCCGTTCGAATTTTGGACGGATAAGACGGTCAATGCTGACATGGTTGTGTCAAAACCAGTAAGTATCCGTTCGCTATTGGGTGGCTCGGAAGGATCGATGCTGGATGTATACGGAAAAGGTGAATATGAGTTCGACAATTTTACAGTCAAACTTCATTTGAACAGAGGTGCAAACCGTGGTGTATCTATACGATACGGTAAGAATCTTACAGATTTAACACAAGAAGAAAAGTGTTCATCCGTCTATACAGGTGTTTATCCATATTGGTATTCAGAACAACAGGGATTATGTACAATAAAAGAAAAAATCGTATCAGTAGAAGGCACATACGACTTCGAACGAATTTATGCATTAGATTTATCAGATAAATGGCAAGAACCACCTACTGAAGAACAGCTCAGAACAGCGGCAAAGCAGTATATCACCGCAAATAATATAGGTATTCCAAAAGTATCATTAAAAGTGTCATTTGTACAATTGGCACAATCCAAGGAATATGAAACGATTGCACTGCTCGAGAAGATACATTTGTGCGATACGGTAAACGTAGAATTTCCGAAGCTGAATGTAAGCTCAACTTCAAAATGCATATCTATAAAGTATGATGCAATAACAAATAAATACATCGAGCTCAAACTCGGTGATTCGAAAACCAATCTTGCTTCAACAATTGTATCTCAAGATAAGGTCATATCAGAAACCCCATCAAAATCATTTCTCGAAAAAGCTATAGATAATGCTACACAGTTAATAACTGGAGGACTTGGCGGATATGTAATCATACAGAGTAGCTCTGGTGGAAAACAGCCAGACGAAATTCTGATCATGAATACTGATGATATTAAAACCGCTACAAATGTATGGAGATGGAATAAAAACGGTCTTGGGTATTCAAGTAATGGGTATAACGGACCTTACGCTACAGCAATTACAGCGGATGGTAAAATCGTGGCTGATTTCATTCTGGCAGGAGAATTTGATGGTGCTCTGATTAAGGCGGGTTCAATTGCTGCGGAGATGTTAAGCGTTGAGTATAAGACAAGTGTTACCAATGCTATTTCGAATGCACGGAAAGAAGCAGAAGAGTATGCGAATAACCTTAAAGAGGAAATATCAAAAGAATTGGAAGATGTCAGCAAAAGCGTTGACAATATTAATAAGGGAATCAATGATGCAGTAGCAGACGGAATCATTACAGAAAGTGAAAAAGCCGCAATAAAAAAGATGCTTCAGATTACCGAGAAAGAAAAAGAAGAAGCAGATGCTAAGCATGATGAATTGTTTAATAATGACTACGCATCGAACACGGCAATTAATACAATGCATAAAGCATGGTTTACTGCATTTGGAAGAGAAACCAGTTATTTGTTGGATTCTAGCGGGTCCATTATTCGTGATAGTTCTGGAAACGGACTTATTGGTCGATGGAATTCTCCGGATTTATCGAAATATAGGATTCTCGTTAATGCCATAAATGCTGTTATCGATTCGGAAAATCAAGAAGATGTGTCTAAGAATGTAGACATTTACTATTCGGCATACAAGGAGTACAGCACGGCAGTTTCAAATTATCAATTGGCGATTAACGGCGTGATTGATAGTATATCGTCCTCATGCCTGGAGGATGCAAAGAAGTATGCAGACAATTTAAAGTCAGGTATTGATAAAGAATTAAAAGAAGTCAACGAGAGTTTAAGTGGTTTGGACGAGCAGTTGGACCATGTTGTGTCGGATGGAATCATTACAGAAAGTGAAAAAGCAACCATCCAAAAGATGCTTCAAATAACGGCTAAAGAAAAAGAAGAAGCGGATGCCAAACATGATGAATTATTCGATAATGACTATCTTCCATCAGCTGAACTAAACGCAATGAATAAAGCATGGCTTGCAGCGTTTGGCGGTAGTAATTCGGCATATAAAACGTTGATTAATGCCATTACGTATGTTCTTGACTCGGAAAATAAAGAAGAGATTGATACTAATCTAAAAACTTATAAGGAAGCATTTTCAAAATACAGTACAGCGGTTTCAGATTATCAGTTAACAATCAATGCTGCTATTGATGCGATATCTAAAGAATATGCGAAGGATGCCGATGATAAATTACATGAGACTATCACTAAAGAAACTACAGTTCTGATTGAAAATGCTACGGATTCGATTAAATTGTTGTGTCGAACGATCGAAGAAAATAATATGCATAATTATATTGTTGGTGGTAGTTTCCCAGATTCGACATTTGCTGACGGTTGGTATGCTACGGATGGCAATGCAATAACAACTTTCTTATCAAAGAAATGCGTTAAATTGCAAAAGACATCTTCTTCATTATCCTACATACGATTTAATCTTGGAAAATTAAAAGCAGGAACTTACCGGATTAGATATAAAGCCGCAACAAATGCCGATTACGAAAAGACGGCAAGAATTCAATGCTCTTGCTTCACATCAGCTACAACGGCGGCTGGGCTATTGAAATCAACAGAATGGACAACGGTTGAAAGAGATGTAACATTATCAGAAGATGCAACATCGAATAAATACATCTATTTATATGATTCTGTTCAAAATACGACGGTATACATAACCGAAGTAGAGGTGCTCGGACAATTCTCCACATATGCCGAAGCAAAAATCGAATTACATTCCAATGAGATTGCTCTTCGGGTAACAGAAGATGACGTGAGTTCGCTTATCGAACAGAATGCAAAAAGCATTCGAATGAAGGCTACTACATTAGCTTGGAGTTCTACGTATTCGAGCATGTCAGAAAATGGAAAACTAAAATGTACATCGGCTGATATTAGTGGAACATTTCTATGTGGAAGTACATCGGGATATTGGACGAAATTGAATTCATCTGGACAGATGACTGGAGGATATGGAAGTACTCAGTACGGATATATCGACTATTCTGCCTCGGCAAAGAATTTGGATAATGGAAACGTATACCATGGCTTACAGATACAGGGCGGATGTTTGAGAATATCGGTGTATGAATTGTCAACCAGAAAAACTACAAACATCAGCACTACCGCATATATTGGGGCTACAAGAAGTCTTAGTTATATTTCCAATATTAGAGATTTGGGAAATGGAGCGATTGAATGGACGACAACAACTGTAAATTATGAGAACGGATTGTTAGTATCAGGTTAGGAGAAATTATGGATTTAGGAGAAAAATTAACTTCTATAGTAAATATCATCTATGCGAATGCATCGGTTGAGTTTGAAAAAAACAACATACCGATTTCACTGGCACCATTATTAATTGATTGTGTACATAACAAATTCATGAAAGATGGGTATGATGTATTATTGCTTCAGAAATTACAAAGCGAACAGACGCCACCAGAGGAAGAGGTGCATGTTGGGAGTACCGACGAATTGCTTGAAGAATTTGAAAAGAATGGAGCTGTGAATGAAAAATGCAGTACATAGCAAAAAAAGATGGGTATGCAACGGTCTTATCCAGGGATGAACAGTTTGATGAGTATCTGGATAAAGGGTGTAGCATATACAGTGTGGATGGCGAAAATGAAACACTCATAGCTACGCCTGAAGATGGATTTCTTACAGAAAAACCAACATTGGAGAAAGTTACGCAGAGTAACAATACCGATTTGACTTCTTTGCGGTCTGATGTTGATTTTATAACAATGATGACTGGAATTGATTTATAAGGAGGAATGGAAATGTCAAAATTAACAGAATACACAGCCGGTACCAGATTTGACAGTGGAGATATTATTATCAAAGATGGTACGAATGGTACAAAAAAGATGGCTGTAAAAGATGCAGCGGTTGAATTTGCTGGCTTAGTATCGGCAGTGCATCATCGTAATGTATGGAGAGGAAAATATCTCGGAACTTCAGTAACAGCAGCACAGAAAAAAGCAATTCAGGATGGAACGTTTGATGATCTCTATATCGGTGATTATTGGACAATCGATGGTGTTAACTACAGGATTGCTGATATGGATTACTGGTATAACTGTGGTGATACAGCATTTACCAAACATCATCTGGTGATTGTTACGGAAAAGTGTTTATATAGTGGAAAGATGAATGAAACGAACATCACCACTGGAGGATACGTTGGTTCGGCAATGTATACATCTGGACTAAATTCTGCAAAAACAAAAATTAAAGCAGCTTTTGGCGATATGGTATTGACTCACCGAGATTACCTGACAAATGCAGTTTCTAATGGTATGCCGTCTGGCGGAGCGTGGTTTGATTCTAGCATTGAGCTCATGAATGAGATTATGGTATACGGAACACATGTATTTTGCCCGGCAGGTAACGGATCAAGCGTTCCTACAAGATATACTACTGCAAATTCGCAACTTGCGTTATTCGCATTGAACCCAAGAATGATCAAGACAAGAGAAACTTATTGGCTGAGAGACGTCGTTTCTTCGGCTCACTTTGCCATTGTCAGCAACGTTGGTGTTGCGAATTACGGCAACGCTTCGTTCTCTTGTGGCGTTCGTCTTGGATTTCCGCTTGGTTAAGAAAAATCTCGGGGCCTTGTGCCCCGTCTTTTTGGTGAAAGGAGTTTATAAAAATGGAAAATAAAATTTATAAATTGACTTTGGCTGATGGGACTGTTATCGATCAGCTGAGAAAAAATGGAGATAATTATATTTCCACTGAAGAGTTAACAGAAGATATGTTTCAGGGAAATTTATTCGAAATTACAGTTGAATCAGAAGATGAAAAAGAAACGTATACCAATATGGATCTGGTTCAGATTACTAAGATGGCTAGCGAATATTGGTTTGTTCTTAGACCGTTATCTGATTTGGAAATTCAGATGGATAAGGTTACATCCAATATTGATTTTCTTGCAATGATGCAGGACGTAGAATTATAGAGAGGAGCATGACAATATGAACCATAGTAAAAATTTCTATAAAGTAAAAGGTTACTATCCGCAGTTGTGGGATGAACGAAGAGTTCGCTTGGCTGTTGGTCGTTGGATTACAGAAGAAGAATACGAAGAAATTACAGGAAGTAAATTCGATGAGCGTACTGAAGAGTAAGCGTAAAGAATCGAAACTTGAAGTTATCATACATTCGACAAAGGTTCATGATATGTTGATTGATTTTATGCAAAAAGACTTCGGGATTAAAGATTTTAATCGCTATGTTCAAACTAAATATGCGTATGGCGATGATGACTTTGAAAATTATTCGAAGTATAGGTATTTGTTACATAATTTTAAAATCCGGATTGATCAGACGGCATCAATGATGACTAGCAATTTGCGTGCAGCCAATACAACTTATCCACAGTCAATTGGTGAATATGAAACTCGTAGAGGCTACCAGAATTTAGCAATAACCAATTGTGAACAGATTAAAAAGGAATTGCAGCGTATAATTGAAGTTTTTGGAGGATTTGATACATTTGGAGTGGACATAAATGAATTTGGTCCATGTGTAAAAGCTATCGAACGAGAAATCGTTTTGATAAAAAATTGGCGTCAGCGTGACAAGAGAATGAAATCATATTTCGAAAAGTAGGGTGATATCTAATGTGCGTCGTTTCTTCGGCTAACTTTGCCAATGTCAACAACAATGGTAATGCGAATTACAACAACGCTTCGAACTCTAATGGCGTTCGTCTTGGATTCTTCTAACCAACGGAAGAAGGAGATATCATACCGTTCCTTCAAATGGAAAAAGAGCAAAGCCTAAAGCAATTTACTAAGGTAAGTATTGTTACAACGGTGAATGGTTTATGAATTATGAGGAAATTGTATGCGATGCCAACAATTTGTATCGGGCTTATAAGACCTCAATCAAAAGTAGTAAATGGAAAGAGTCAACGCAGAGATTTATGATAAATTTTCTGCGTTATATTTTTGAGATTCAAGAGGACATAATCAATAGAACGCTCAAGAATGGTAAAACGCACGAATTTACTTTATATGAGAGAGGTCGAGTAAGACCGATTACAAGCATACATATTCGTGATAGAATTGTTCGTCATGTTTTATGTGATGAAATTCTATTACCCAAAGTTAGGAAACATATTATTTATGATAATTGTGCTTCTTTAAAGGGACGAGGTATTTCGCAACAGAGAAAACGATTTGAAATTCATCTACACAAATATTACCAATTATATGGGAATGAAGGGTGGATTCTATTCGGAGATTTTTCAAAATTTTACGACAACATAATTCATGAAATCGCAAAGAAGGAACTATTAAAGTTATTCGATGATGACGAGTTTATTGATTGGATTTTAACACTGATATTTAACGGATTTAAAATTGATGTTTCTTATATGACTGATGAAGAATATTCTGACCGTTACAGTACTTTGTTTAATAAATTGGATTACAGAGAAATTCCAAAGGAACAACTTACTGGCGAAAAATGGATGGCTAAGTCGGTCAACATTGGAGACCAACTATCGCAAATCATAGGAATATATTATCCGTATCGAATCGACAACTACATAAAATATGTACGAAGTCAAAAATTTTACGGACGGTATATGGATGATTGGTATATCATGAATCCTGATAAATCAGAGCTTGAAGATTTATTCAAATGCATTGTGGCGATAGCGGATGAGTATGGAATACATATCAATAAAAAGAAAACACGTATTGTAAAAATATCAGGAACATGTAAATTCCTTCAGATACGATACACCTTAACCAAAGATGGAAAAGTTATCAAAAAGATTAATCCTAAGAGAGTATCATCGATGCGTAGAAAACTCAAAAAGTTATCAATTAAAGTTGCAACTGCCGAAGTGCCTTACGAAAATATTGAAAATATGTTTCGTAGTTGGATGGGAGCACATTATAAATTGCTTTCACGAACTCAACGTCAAAATTTAATATTGTTATTTGAAGAACTATTTAATAAGAAGATTTCAATAATTAATAAAAAGATGATTTTTGCTGATGTAGCTTAAATCGAATCAAAAGGAGAAAGTAATGGAGCAATGGTTTCAGATTGCACTCACAATTTTTAGTTCAGTTTTAGCTTCTTCTGGTTTGTGGGCATATTTACAAAAAAGAAGCGAAACCAAAGATGTAAAAAGTGAAATGCTTATCGGATTAGCACACGATCGTATCATGTATCTCGGGATGCAGTATATTGACCGTGGTTACATTACTCAGGATGAGTATGAAAATCTGAGAGTATATTTATACGAACCGTATGAGAAACTTGGTGGAAATGGCTCTGCTAAGCGGATCATGCAAGAAGTAGACAAACTTCCAATTCACAAATTCGTAGAGAAAAAGGAGAATGAAAATGATGAAAATGAGTAATAAAACATATGATGTATTAAAGTGGATCGCTATGTATCTTCTTCCAGCAGCAGGTACGTTATATTTTGCACTTGCAGGTATTTGGGGATTACCTTTTGGCGAACAGGTTGTTGGTACAATTACTGCAATCGATACTTTCTTGGGTGTTATTCTTGGAATTAGTACATCACAGTACAATAAGAACGAATCTGGCAAATAGCATATAGTTAAAAACCGTACTCAGGTTACAACTGCTTCGACTATTATATTTTCGAAGCGGAGGTGATTTGAATGGCGGATAAAGTATTGCTTTCCATTAAAGAAGCGTCTGATTTATTTGGTATAGGGCAGCACCGATTACGAGATATCGTAAGAGATGACTATGAATGTAAATACCATCTAACCATTGGACGAGTGATAAAAATAAAGCGCCCATCATTTGAAAGATTCATAAATGATGTGGAGCAGATATAATATCGACAAGGTGTTTTCGATGTGATATGATAAATATGCATTCGAGGCACCTTTTTTAATGGAGGGCTGAGAAATGGCGAATAGAAAAACAACTGAAAAAAATAAACCAGCAAGAAAGACATTACAACCAAACGAGTATTACAATCCAAAAACCAAAAGATACGAATATCGTTATAAGGATATATTTGGAAAAAACAGAGTTATCAGTTCTTATCGATTGACTCCTACAGATCAAGTTCCGAAAGGAAAGAAAACTGGAAAGAGTTTAAGAGAAAAAGAAGCTGAAATAAATGCTTTACTGGAAGACAATATTGATATAGATGGTTCAAAACTCACCCTATTGGAACTTATCAATCAATATTTGGAATCTCTATATAATAGGAAAGAACTGAGTCATAACACTAAAACCGGATATAACGTGACGATTAATTGTTTGAAGCAATACAAGTTAGGATACATGGAGTTGAGGAAAATAACACCCGTTCATTGCGAGGCGTGGTTATCTGATATGAGAAAAAAATACAAAGGCTCATCGATACAAACACAAATTAGTTTGATTAAGAGAGCGTTTGAATACGCTGTAGATTATGACTATATTGCTAAAAATCCATTTAGAAGAATAACTGTCGATAGAAGTGATAGCAAACCCATGGAAGCATTATCGATTGAAGATATGAATCGCTTTTTGACGTTTTGTTCAGAAGATTCAAGAAGTGCTCACTGCTATAATATGTTATATATTTTATTCTGGACGGGAATGAGAGTATCGGAATTATGTGGTTTGACGATTGATAATATTGATCTTGACAGACGGGTGCTTAAAGTTGAAAAACAGTTACAATGCATCAATCACAAGCATGTGGTATTGAAACCTAAAACCAGTAATGGAATACGATACATACCTATGACTGATGGAGTGTATAATTGTTTTAAAGACACTTTAGAGAAACGATACCTCAAAGGAGACGTCGAACCCGTTTGTTATGATGAACGAGGAAATGCTTATGAAGGATTTGTGTTTCTTGCAACAAGAAGTAGAAAAACGATTGTACGTGGACATGTTGAAGAGTACTTGCAAAATTGTATAAAGCGCTTCAATGTGCAGAATCCGGACGATCCAATACGAAAATTTGAACCTCATATATGTAGACACACATTTGCAACGAATATGCAATTGCTACCGCCGAAAACATTACAGTCTATTTTGGGACATGGTGATTACAGAACAACTATGAATAATTACATAGATGCAAAATCAACAGAGGAACAATTAGCTCAGATGAATGCTGTGGCTAGTGGTATCATGTAATTCGTAAAAAATTCTTCGTACGAAAAATTTACGAATTATACTGCCGAATAAGATGTAATCTTACATAACAATATGCAACAACATGTAATGAAGAAAAATAATCATATATGGGATAACAAACAAGAAACCTTGATTTTTAAAAGGAGAAAATATATGATAGCGATTATTGATTACTATTGCTATCAAAATTTAAAAGCCCCAGTAAAATCAAGGGTTCTGAGATATGAAAACTGTTATATTTTCTAGTTTACGAATTATTTACGAATTACGATGCCTTGAATGCACACAATATTGATTTAAGAAGAGTACCAAGTGATTAATGGTGCTCTTTTTTGGTATACTTTTCCAGCACTTTCTTTTATTTTTTTTCTTGTATAATTGTCCATGTATCAGGGGGTGATTATACATGAATAATGTAATATGCAGCTCTTGTGGTTCTCACTTAAAATATTACGATAAAGTCCCCAGAATTATACGAACAAAAGGTGGAAGAGCAAGGTTTATAGAAATCCCACGATATCGATGTGATATTTGTGGTTCTATACATAGACATCTTCCAGAAAATCTGTTTCCATATAAACAATATGATGCGGAAATAATACAAGGTGTTGTTGATGGAATAATTACAAATGATACGTTAGGATACGAAGATTATCCATGTGATGCGACAATGCTAAGATGGAGGACGCAAAAAGCACACTGCCTATTATGAGAAAATCATATTTAGGAGGTATGAGTATGTGTGATGATCAAAAACAATTATCTAGGAAGATTCGCGCAATGGAGGATGAACTTTTAAGAACAAGAGATTATCATAAAGCGGAACAACTAAGTGTAGAACTACGAAAAATGCGTATTCGATTATCGAAAATGAGGTATGCAGGGGCGTGAACAACGCCTCTTTCTTTTTATATTTTTCCACTGAGGTTGTTTTTACTATTTAATAATTCTAACCTAGAATAGAATCACCGGCGGTAATAAATGCAAAGGAGATTTTATTTAATGGGAACAACTTTAAGAGCAGAGTTATCGGAAAAGAATCCGTATTGGATAGAGAAGCATAGATATTACGAATTGAAACATTTTTGCCTGCAATATCCTATATGGAAGAAAATGCATTCAGCTTTGAATGGTTTTCAATCAAGTGGTGTTAATACATTTTCTGTAGCTACCGTTAGAGCCTTGAGCAATCCAACAGCTAAAATAGGAACGCTCAGAGCATTCTATTCAGAAAGAATAGATATGGTTGATCGTACTGCAAAATTAACAGATTCAGATTTGGCAGATTATATTATTATTGGTGTTACAGAAGGGTGTTCGTACGATATACTGAAAGCTAGATTAGATATTCCATGTTGCAAGGATGTCTATTACGAACTATATAGAAAATTCTTTTGGCTGTTAGATAAAGAACGACAGTAACATTCGCAAAAATTACATACGCCTTTATGAAAAGAATAACATTATAACGGAGGTATTAAATATGAGTATTGTAAAGAAAGTAGCAAAGATGAGATTGGTGTTTCATGCTAATATGCTTGATGTATGTAATGTTGCTAATCAATTAGGAATATTAAATGACGGTAAAGCAGAAGAGATTATGAAAAACCATACGATGAAATGTTTTGATGCTATGGAACATATGGGGTTAGACCCGTTTGGAAGACGTTCAGAGGATTGAGCCAGCAATGGCTCTTTCTTTTTCGCATTATTTACAAGGCGTATTATGAAAGGAGTTGAACGAATATGGAAGAATTAAAAAAGATTAACAGTAAAGTTGCAGCAAAACAGATAGGAAGACTTATTGGTGGGACTGGAGGTGTGATTATCGGAGTGGTATTAATCGGAAAATTTATATACCAAAAAGGAATTACTAGTTCACAAATTGCCATCAGTAAAGAATTTCCAGAGGAGTACGCAGCAATGACTGAAAAACTATGTGAAGCATTTGAAAACACCTTTGTGAAGGAGTCCTAACAAGGGCTCTTTCTTTTTATCCTAGATTAGAAACAGGACGAAGGTTACCGGAAAACATGATATTTTGATATTTGAAAAATTGCGGATGGGATTTTTCAGAAAAACTTTTTGAAGGAGGTGTAACAAGTGGTAGTTACAGTTATTGCAAGTGTTATAGGATTCTTAATTGGAGCATTCATAGGTTGGTATTGTACCAGAAAACAGAAAGAAAAAACAATAGGAACCATAAGAGCTGACAGTTCTGATCCAGACAGCACTCCGTATTTATTTCTTGAAATTTATGCAGGGAAAGTCAATGAACTTTATACGAATAAAACAATATCATTAGACGTTGACTTGAACGATTATATTTCGCAGAAATAACACTCTCTATTATGGAAGAAATTCAGTAATTACAGAAGGGAGATTATTAAAATGAATGAAAACATCAACGAATTATTGGATGAGGAAATTGTAGCAGAGATTCAGTCTATATCTGAAATGAAAGACGGTAGTACTGAGAAATCGAAGGCAATCAGCGATTTAGCAACGCTGTACAAACTTAGAATCGAGGAGAATAAGAATCTGTGGGAAGCGGACGAGAAATACGATCGTCGTAAAATGGAAGAAGAAGCCGGATTACGAGACGAAGATATTAAACGTACGCAGATCTCAGAACAGATTAAAGATCGATATTTTAAAGTTGGTATTGCGGCAGCAGAATTGATGATACCTTTGGTGTTCTATGGAATATGGATGAATAAAGGATTTAAGTTTGAAGAAACTGGGGCATATACCTCAACAACATTCAAAGGATTATTTAATCGTTTTAGACCGACTAAAAAGTAAAAACAGAATTTTGAATAAGGAGAGCGTGTTTACAGCATGTTCTCTTTATTTTCCTTCGTGATTTTTACATATACTTTTATGAGAGAATAAAGCTTTATCTCTTGAACTACAGTAAATAGTCTGTATACTTATGTATATAAGACTGAACGGTATGAAAGGAGATTTTTAGCTATGAGTTTTTTCAATGATAAGTTAGTTAAAGCTATGTTCAGTAGAGAGTATATTTGCCACGAGTGTGGAGCGTTAATGGAATTTGAAGATGAGGGAGAAGATATATTGGTATGCCCTCATTGCGGTCACAGCGTAGAATTAGATTACTACGGGCGAGAAGGTGACGAAGAATATGAAAATTTATATCCAACTCTGGAGGAAGTTCTGGACATGGAGAACGATTCCGAGGAAGAGTCAGAAGAATAGAAACATAAGCTAAAATTGGAAGGAGCTTTGAGCGAAATGTTCAAGGCTCTTTTCTTTTTGCATTTTTGGAGTGTGGTAACAAATGAGATATCATTATATAAAACCTGATTTTTATTCAAAAATGTACGGACGTATATATGAGTGTAACCACCCCGTATATAGCAGATGTACATTATTTGAAATCGGCAAAAAAGGACTGGCGGTGATTCAGCAAAGATACAATCCAGACAACAAAACTACATGGTGGGGTGAAATCGATACATGGCTTACCGATAGATTATATTTACATCCGAATTTCAAAAAATATTTTGACGATAGAGCTGGAGAGTGTACGGACGGTATATATCCAACTGTAACTATCAGACAAATGATGTGGGCGTTGAAAATGAAACCAATTCAGAGGCAAAGATGGGAAACATGTTTTGATAGAAGAGATGTTTAAGCGAAAATTGCATGGCGTATTATGAAAGGAGTGATTTCTTATGAGTAATATTAAAGAATGGTTTTTGAAGCATGTCGATGAGATTCCGGATGAGGAATTATTAAGACAGGGGTACAGCCAATCTGATATTGACTTTTTGAAAAACAGAGAGGAAGAGGAGTCCTAACAAGGGCTCTTTCTTTTTCGCTAAAATCACAGTTCCTTTTATGAGAAAAATCAACATTCTTGAAAGGAGTAAAAGGAGCATGGATGAGATGAAAATAGTATCGAAATTCACGAGAGGGATTATTTCAAAAGCATTGAAAATGGTGATACGGAAGAAAACAGGATACAATATAGATATTCAGTTGAATGAAGTCACCACGACGATTGCCGATGGAAAAACACACCTACACGTGGATGTAGATGCTGAAATCGGAAAGGATGAGCTTGTAAATATACTTAAGAGTATTGGTTTAAATTAGTACGAGAGGGTCGCTTACAGCGGCTCTTTCTTTTGCTTCGCAAAATATACAAGGCGTATTATGGAGAGATGATAGCTTAATGGTAAAGCACCAGATGAATATCTGGAGATGGCGGTTCGAGTCCGCTAAGTCTTTCTTTTTATTTTCAATTTTGAGAAAGGAGGAGCAGGAGTGTCTATCGATCAACTTGATTTGATTTTATGCGATATGTATAAAATCGACATATACATGCCGCCATATTTCAAGCGAAGAGAAGAGTTTGAAAAAGCAAGTTATTCGATATGGGCTATTGACGAACTTAAATCTTATATCGCCGATAGACTGTATCCGAGAAGAAGTGGGAGTATTAATGAATTCATTAAATACACGAATGATTTCATCGAATTGGTATCTCGGTATTCTAAAATTACACCCGCTAGTCAGTTAATGTTTTCAGTAGCAAGGAACGTAGCCACAAATGTTAACGATTTGTTCCGTGCTATGAAGTAAGAAAGGAGTTTGTATGAAAATTGATTTGAAAAAGACTTCGCCAACGATTTTGTCATGCATTGGTGCTGGAGGAGTGGTTCTGACTTCTGTATTGGCAGTTTGGAGCACTCCCAAAGCATTGCGAAAAATTCGTGTCGATAGTAAAGAAAATCATGAAGGGGACCCAAACGCTTATACTAAAATTGAAGCGATTCGTTCGGCATGGTTTTATTACATTCCAGCAGTAGCAACCGGTATCGGAACGATAGTTTGCATATTTGGAGCGAATACTTTAAACAAACGGGCTCAAGCGTCAATAACCAGTGCCTATGCGTTACTAAATGATTCATACCAAAACTACAAGGAAAAACTTAAAGAACTATATGGTGAAGAAGCACATCAAAAAATTGTAGATGCCATAACGGTCGAAAGGGCTAAAGATATGTATATGACGTCAGTTGGCATTGTCAGAAATGGAACTCTTGATTTTGAAGAACATAATCCGGACGATAATAGATTGTTTTATGATTCGTTTTCAAAGCGATATTTCGAAAGTTCGGTAAACAGAGTAATTCAGGCTGAATATTATCTTAACCGTGATTTCGCATTAGGCGGACGTATTTCGGTTAACTATTTATACGAATTACTCGGTTTGGAGCCTATTGACGGAGGAGATGACATCGGTTGGGGACTTGACAGCGGATTATGCTGGGTAGATTTCAATCATTATAAGAGTGTTTTGGATGATGGATTAGAAATATATGTCATAGATATGAATTTCTTACCGGACGTTTTCGATGAAGATTAACAGGAAAATACGCAAAAAATACAAGTCTTATTATGAAAGGAGAGTGACATCATGAACAGTAAATTAATTAAAGTCATCAGTTTAACAGCAACATTAATCGGATTAGGGACGAGTCTTATTACCGATTGGTGCGATGAAAAGAAAATGGAGGACACGGTTGAAAAGAAAGTTAATGAAGCACTAGCTAAGAAAAATAGAAATGAAGAGGAGTCTTAATTGACTCTTTTTCTTTTACTTATTATGGAGGAAGCTATGACACCAACAGATAGTGCTATTGAATGCGTTCGATGGTATATGGGGTTGGTTGATCGAACGTGCGAAGAAAATGATTTAAAAACTTGGAGTTATTACAAATGGGCGGCAACAGAATTATTATACCGCCTACACAGCAATCGAGGAGTTCCGCCATTAGTCATATTTGAAGAATTCCATGACGAAATGGATAAATATTCAAAGAAAAAGAAGCTTGCAAGCTATATATTTTCTTGCGGAAAAAATGCGACGGAACAGATTATAGATATGCTAATTTCTTAAAAATTATATTCACGGAGGTATTTGAAATGAAAGAACTTAATAACAATATGAGATTAGAAACACCGGCAGTAGCAAAACTTATCGACAAAATGATGGAACAGGGAACTACATACGAGGATTTCGAAAAGGTATTGGCATATGCGCTTTCAGCAATGGCAGCTGATGACGCTCAGATTAGTATGTGGGAAGCGGCTGAGAAAACAGGAATCAAAGATATTTGTAAAAAATATATGGACAATGAAGTAACCGCACCGACAAAACGTTTTGGAAGATTTCCGTGGGGACAGCCATCAACAATCTTTACAATTCCAACCGTAAGACAGAAAGTTCTTGAACTCAAGCCAAGCGAAATCAAAGTTGGAGATAAAATTTGTGTAGAGCTGAAAGGGCTTGGGACTTTTATGGCTACTGCTCATAAAGTTACAGTAAATGAAATCTTATTTATTACAGACGAATACATTGCATCAAAGCCTATGTATGGGTTACAGGAATGGATTGAAACATCTGTATATAATGCTTTCCCAGAAGAGTTAAAAGGTAGAGTTAAAAATCTCACGATTCCGACTGTTGGACAGGTGTTCGGCTGGGATGACGAATGGTGTCGTAAAACTTTTGTGAGAGATGATGACGAGCAGTTACCGCTTATGAAAGAAAGACGTAACAGAGTTGCATATTTGGATAATGATTACGAATGGGGATGGTTACGAAATTCTACCAAGCGAGAAATTTCTTCGGCTTCCTTTGCCCGTGTCGTCCTCTATGGTGGTGCGTGTTGCAACGCCGCTTCGAACTCTGGTGGCGTTCGTCTTGAGTTCACGTTGGTAAAATAAAATCTCGGGGCCTTGTGCCCCGCTATAAGCGGAGGAAAAGAAATGTCAAAATTGAATATACCAACTGTCGTTCAATCATTAAAATCAGCAACCGTAAAGCATAGTCCAGAGATTTTAACTGGTATTGGTATTGCTGGTATGATCTCGACTACAGTGATGGCGGTTAAAGTAACACCAAAAGCATTAAAATTAATTGATAATGCTGAACTAAAAAAAGCTAATGAGTCGTGTACACCGTATGAGGGACATAACCTCAGTAAGACGGAGATTGTAAAGACCACGTGGAAATGTTATATTCCAGCAGCTATAACGGGTGGCTTGTCAATTGCTTGTTTAATTGGAGCTAGTTCTGTCAATTTACGAAGGAATGCGGCTCTTGCTACAGCGTACACTTTATCGGAAACGACACTTAGAGATTATCAGAAGAAAGTAGTAGAAACCATTGGTGAAAAGAAAGAGCAGTCGGTCAGAGATGCTGTTGCAAAGGAAAAGGTTGAACAAACACCAGTTCATACAAAAGAGGTAATTATAACCGGACGAGGCGACTCTTTGTGCTACGATTCTGTATCCGGAAGATATTTTAAATCAGATATGGAAACCATTAAGAAAGCTGAAAACGAATTAGATGCCAGATTAAGAAACGAAATGTATGTCTCGCTTAATGAGTTCTACTATGAAATCGGACTCGAACCATTGAGAGTAATCGGTGAAGATTTAGGATGGAATATTGACAGTGGTTATCTGGATCTGAATTTCAGTTCACAGATTGCATCGGATGGAACACCGTGTCTTGTACTGGATTATGGAGTTGCTCCGAGATATGATTTTCGTAATCTCATGTAGCTACGCATTTTTTACAAAGTCTATTATGGAAGAAAAAAATAAATTTCTAAAATCTAAGGAGGATTCAATCATGGAAAACAATGAAATTATGAACAACGAGGAAGTTATGGAAACAGCAACAGAGGAAATTGTAAAAGCGACTTCTAACAGCAGCTGTCTCAGTTCAGTAACCAAAATCGGTTTGGCTATGGTAGCAGGAGGATTAATCTGCAAATTCGTAGTTGAACCTGGAGTTAAGAAACTGAAACACTGGGCAGAAGATCGTACAGCAAAAAAGGTTGCCGGTGAACATGATACCGATAATGTTGTCGAAGACAATTCCGTTGAAGCCAGTGAGGAAGAAACAGAATAAAGAAATTGATTTTATCTAAAATCAGGGGAGAGTGCCTACAACAAGGTTCTTTCCCTTTTTATTTTTACAGGGAGGGATTTCATGAATCAATATTTATATGATGGTCCAGTTATGGAATTTGGTACTTGCGTATCTAACAGATGGCAAGGGACTACGTACGCAGTGTCAGAAAGAAAAGCAAGAAGTAATCTAGTGTACCAGTTTAAAAAGAAAAACAATCGAGTTCCGGGTGCTAAAATCACGCTCCCTGGAGAAGTTATTATTGTTGCTTGAAAGGAGAAAATAATTTAATGGGAGAATATGCATCAAATTCTCATAAATCAAAAGAAAAACGAAGCGAACAGGTTCCAGAAAAGAAAGTGGAAAAAATTGTAAGTGGTTCGGTAAAAGCTAAGAAAAAAAGTGGCTTACAGAAGATTACAAATGTATTCGTTCCGGAAGATGTTGACAATGTCAAAAGTTATATTCTTGAGGATATCGTTGTGCCTGCCGTAAAGGACATTATTTTGGATGCGGTAAGAGCATTTCTTGGCGTTAATGGAAAATCCGGAGGCAGGAGTACGAATGCTTCTAAAGTATCATATCGAAAGTATTACGAAGATAATCGCAGAGATTATAGCTCAAGTACCAGAACAAGAACCGGATACGAATACGACGATGTGATATTGGATAACCGTGGCGAAGCTGAAGACGTATTATCAAGAATGGATGAGCTGGTTGCTACATACGGTCTGGTAAGTGTTGCTGATTTTTATGATCTTGTTGGTATCACTGGTAACTATACAGATAATAAGTATGGTTGGACTGATATTCGTAGTGCAAACGTAGTGCATGTACGAGAGGGTTACATGATTAAGTTACCGAAAGCTTTGCCGTTGAATTAGGAGGTGATATATGTGTACGAATCAGATGACAAAATGGTGTCTCATCCGCAACATTATCAATCACCATCCGGATTAGAAGTAATAGATGTAATTGAAGCTTTTACTTCTGAACTCAAAGGGATAGAGGCGACCGATACGGGTAATATTATCAAATATGCCTGCCGTTGGAAACACAAAAACGGAGTGCAGGATTTAAAAAAGATAATGTGGTATACACAGCATTTAATTGACCATTTAGAAAACAATGTAAAGGAGAATCAGGAATAATGAAAAAAGAAACATTTATGAAAACAGTAAATGCAAAAACAAGAAAAATTGGTATTAAGTTAAAAAAACATAGCCCGGAAATTCTGCTGGTAGCAGGACTCGGCGGAGCAGTTGTCAGCGCTGTAATGGCATGTAAAGCGACAACAAAATTGAGCACTATTATGGAGGAATCTAAAAATAATTTGGAAGCCATTCATAAATGCTCAGAAGATAAGGAAATGGCAGATACATATTCTGTAGAAGATGCTAAAAAAGATACAACAATCGTATATGTTCAGACAGGCGTAAAACTGGCTAAATTGTATGCTCCGGCGATTGCCGTTGGCATTGTATCGGCTACAAGCATTTTAGCAGCTAACAATATTATGAGAAAAAGAAATGTAGCTTTGACAGCAGCACTCACAACAACCGATCAGGCATTTAAAGAGTATCGTAGCAGAGTTGTTGATAAGTTTGGCGAGCAGGTCGATAAAGAGCTTAAGTACGACATTAAAGCAAAGAAATTTGAAGAAACAGTCACTGATCCAGAGACAGGAAAAGAGAAGAAAAGTAAAAATACTGTAAACATCGCCAATCCTGGATGCAGTGAGTATGCTAGATTCTTTGATGAAACATGCAAGGGTTACGAAAGAGAAACTCAGTACAATCTCATGTTTCTTCGAGCTCAGCAACAGTTCGCAAACGATAAGCTTGTGGCTGATGGATTCTTATTCTTAAATGATGTATATGACATGCTTGGAATTGACAAAACCCCTACAGGTCAGCTTGTTGGTTGGAAGTATGACGAACTGAACAACGATGTTGGTGATAATTATGTAGATTTCGGCATCATGGAAACTAATCGTGAGACAGAAGATGGTGGTTATGAACCGGTGATCTTACTCGACTTCAATGTTGACGGAGATATTCTTCATTTGATTTAAGGAGAAAAAAAATGCGACGAAAAACGGGTGTTATATTTGTAGTTCTTATCATTACAATTGTCTTTGGAATATGCACATCGTTCGTTTTAGCTAGGGATAAATCCGATAACATTGAGACTTTAACCCCAACGCCATTGGTTATAGAAACAGTGTCTGCGGATATAGTAGAGCCAGATATTAATTTATCAGATGACGAAATAGAATTGATTGCATTGACGACTATTGCTGAAGCTGAGGGAGAATGCGAACTCGGAAAAAGAATGGTAATAGATGTAATTTTAAATCGGATTCTATCTGAACATTTTCCAGACAGTGCTTATGAGACCATATATCAGCCAAATCAGTTTTCATCGATGTGGAATGGAAGAGTCGACAGATGCACAGTTACGGACGATGTTAGACAATTGGTGATAGAAGAAGCTACAAACAGAACAAATACTTATGTGATATTTTTCAATGCTGAAGATTTTAGCGAATACGGTGAACCGATGTTTCAAATCGAAAATCACTATTTTTCAAGCTATGAATAAAAAAAAGGGGTGACGATTATGACATTAATAGGATTAACTTTTTCCGCAGCAGCTGGTATTTGCTTTATTGGTGGAATCGCTGTTTTATTTGGTGGAAAGGAGCGCTAATAATATGGATGGGTTAGATAATTTTATATCCACTATGGATTATGTGTTGAACAGTAAACGAAAAAGACACATTATGGGGGGCATTCTTCTGAGTGCCTCTTTATTATTTGGTGGGTTGGCATTAACAGTAATGACGATTAATGAGGAAGATGACGATGAATAAAACAATTATTGCTTTTACAGCAGGTGTAATATCTGGTGGGATATGTGCTTGGTACTACACAAAAAAGAAATACGAATTGATAGCTCAAGAGGAGATCGATTCAGTAAAAGAAGTGTTCGCAAAAAGGGAAAGTGAATGGAAAGATAACGCAGCTAAGACATCTGACGACGATTGTGTCTCTAATGAGAACATCAGTGTTGATGAATATGCTTCGAAGATTCAAGAGAGAGGATACATGAGATATTCAGATATTTCTAAGGAGGAAGTTAAGGTGACAGATGAGGAGTATGTCAATGATAAGCCTTATGTTATTTCGCCAGAAGACTTTGGTGAATATGAGGACTATGAAACAATCAGTCTTACCTATTATAAAGATAAGATATTAACTGACGAATTGAATGAGATTGTAGAGGATATAGAAGAGACCGTCGGCGAAGAATCTCTTAATCATTTTGGCGAATATGAAGATGATTCAGTTTTTGTCAGAAATGATAGTAAAAGATGCGATTATGAAATTCTTTTAGTAGATCAATTCTACTCCGATGTATACAATAATTAAGACTACAATCGGATGGAGGTAAAATGACACGACACGAAGTTAACGACTCATATTTTCAGTGGATGTATCAGCTTGTGTGCGATGTGTGTCCAAACAAACCAAGTTATAAGAAACTGTTATATTTTCTGCATAGCACAGAGTTTATATACAGACTCGCTTTGGACGGAAACAGATTTGATGATGGGGTTGAACTTAGATATCGTTTTGGGTACGAGAATGATTTAGAACAGGTAAAAGTATCCAAATATCTTGACGACAAGCCTTGTAGTGTCCTTGAAATGATGATTGCACTTGCAATTCGTTTGGAGGAGCATATCATGTCTGATCCAGAAGTAGGAAATCGTACAAAAATGTGGTTTTGGGACATGATTGAAAATCTTGGACTGGAAGATATGAGCGACGATTATTTTGAAGAAGAAAGGGCGGAATGCATTATCCAAAAATTCCTCGAACGTGATTATTCTCCGAATGGAAAAGGGGGATTATTTAGAATCGAGCGTGGAAAATACAGCAGATATGACCTGAGAGATGTGGAAATCTGGTATCAGGCATGCTGGTATTTGGATAGTGTTGTATAAAAGAAGATGGTACATTCAAAAGTGTATAAAATTTTTGAACGCGTATTGCCTCTATATGCAGGAGAAAATGCTGAGGTATGGTTTCCAAATGGAAAAAACAGTATTAGAGTACGCGGAGCAAATAAACAGGACTATGTATTTACATACAACGATGACCGGACATGGAGATTTGAGACTCTGAAGAGTTTTATGCAGACGATGAAAGGAGCTAAAAAATAATGGGAGAATTACTTACTTATATTTTAAGAAATATGGACAATACAGAGAAACGGTTTCACACAGTAGCTAAGGTTGTGAAAAAGCAGAAATCATTTAATAAAAGCGTTACTGTGTTCGCCGTTCTTACTACAACTAATTTTATTGTAAATAATGTTCGACAGAATGAACAGGACGCAAAAATCAGAAAACTGGAAAAGGAAATTGAAGCACTCAAAGCAGAGAAGGGAGAGTAAAAAATGCAATGATAGATTTTATGGTGATTTCAACACGTAGTACAAAGCGTGGTGTAATAGAAATCTATCCAAAATTCATCATAAAAAAGAGCTCCGATCTAATGATTCGAGGTGGTGATTTTTACGCTATCTGGATTGAAGAACGTGGTTTATGGTCTACTGACGAACATGATGCTTTGGAACTTATAGATCACGAATTGGATAGATATGCGGAAGAAAATCGCCAACGCTTTAATTCAGAAATTAAAGTTTTACATATGTGGGATGCAGAATCCGGAATGATTGATACATGGCATAAATATTGTCAAAAACAAATGAGGGATTGCTTTCATATGCTTGATGATGAACTTATATTTTCAAACACAAAGACATCCAAGACAGATTATGCCAGTAAACGATTGGACTACCCACTTGAAGCTGGAGATATATCTGCGTATGATACTTTGATTTCTACGTTATATTCTGAAGAAGAACGAATGAAAATAGAATGGGCGATAGGTGCCATTGTGTCCGGGGCTTCGAAAAAAATCCAGAAATTTATGGTTCTTTATGGTGCTGCCGGAACTGGAAAATCAACCATTTTGAATATCATTCAACAATTGTTTAACGGATACTATTCTGTATTTGACGCAAAAGCCTTAGGTTCGGCTAGTAATTCGTTCGCTTTAGAGGCTTTTAAATCCAATCCATTGGTTGCTATACAGCATGACGGTGACTTATCAAGAATCGAAGATAATACTCGTTTGAACAGTCTTGTCTCTCATGAGCTTATGACAGTAAATGAAAAGTTCAAATCTACATATGCGAATAGATTCAAATGCTTTCTGTTTATGGGAACAAATAAGGCTGTAAAAATTACAGATGCAAAATCAGGTCTTATCCGAAGATTAATAGATGTAACTCCATCTGGGAATAAATTGAGCCAGGACGAATACGACATTATTATGGAACGTATTACTTTTGAACTCGGAGCAATTGCGTATCACTGCAAAGAAGTATACAAATCTAATCCAACAATGTACGACGGTTACATTCCCATTACCATGCTCGGAGCCTCGAATGATTTCTACAACTTCATTATTGATTCCTATCATGTATTTAAAAAAGAAGATGGAACGACATTAAAAGCAGCTTGGGAAATGTATAAAACTTATTGTGAAGACGCAAGAGTTGGATATCCATTACCAAAACGTAAATTTAAAGATGAGCTTAAAAATTATTTTAGAGATTTCCAAGAACGATTTAATGCTGATGATGGAACACGGGTAAGGAGTTATTACAGTGGATTTCGGACAGAAAAATTTGAGGAAGAGACTTTGTCTGATAAGGACGAGCCACAAAAGAAGTCTCTTATTGAATTCAATGTTACAGAATCTATATTTGATAAAGGATGCTCTGAGTGTCCAGCTCAATACGCATCCATTAATGAAACACCATTGAAAAAATGGGATGAGGTTAAAAGTAAATTAAAAGAACTTGATACAACAAAACTTCATTATGTGAAAATTCCAGAAAATCACATAGTTATCGATTTTGATATTCCAGACGAAAACGGTAATAAATCATTCGAGAAAAATCTCGAAGCTGCGAGCAAATGGCCTCCAACTTATGCAGAACTCAGTAAAAGTGGGCAAGGTATTCATTTGCATTATATTTATACTGGCGATCCGGGAATGTTAGGTCGGATATATGAAGAACATGTTGAAGTGAAAGTATTCACAGGAAAGAGTTCGTTACGACGAAAATTCACAAAGTGCAACGGAAAACCAATAGCTACGATTAGTTCGGGGTTGCCGCTGAAAGGAGAAACAAAAGTGATAAATTTTGATGCTGTAAAAAGCGAGAAAGGACTTAGAACTTTAATCAAGAGAAATCTTAATAAGGAAATTCATCCGGGAACTAAGCCAAGTATCGATTTTATTTACAAAATATTGGACGATGCTTATGCCAGTAATTTGAATTATGATGTCACAGACATGCGAAACGGAATATTGGCATTTGCAGCAAATAGCACACATCAAGCTGATTACTGTATCAAGCTTGTTAATAAAATGAAGTTTAAATCGGAGGACGCCTCACCAGCTGTTAAAAACAATGAAGCTAAAAAGATATTTTATGATATTGAGGTATTTCCTAATTTACTTCTTGTAAACTGGAAAATGGAAGGTGTTGATAATCCAGTTGTCCGAATGATTAATCCGTCTCCTAGTGAGATTGAGGAATTGATGCAATATCGGCTTATCGGATTTAACTGCCGGCGGTATGATAATCATATAATATACGCCCGATTAATGGGATATACAAATGAGCAGTTATACAATCTTTCACAGAGAATTATTAGCGGAAGCAGAAATTGTTTCTTTGGCGAGGCATACAATGTGTCCTATACTGATGTATACGATTTCGCTTCTGCCGGAAATAAAAAGAGTTTGAAAAAACTTGAAATTGAGATGGGAAATCAGACGGAATCCGACTTGCAGAAGAAAGGGTTCACTGAAGAAGAAATCAAGATAATAAAAGCTGGTACACATCATCAGGAGTTAGGACTTCCTTGGGATCAACCGGTACCGGAAGAATTATGGACAAAAGTCGCTGAGTATTGTGATAACGATGTTATTGCTACTGAAGCGGCTTTTACTTATTTAAAAGCGGATTGGACAGCAAGGCAAATTCTATCCGATTTAGCTGATATGTCAGTAAACGATACAACCAATACCTTGACACAAAGGATTATATTTGGGAATAATCGCAAACCACAGAGCGAATTCCATTATCGCAATCTTGCCGAGCCGGTTAAAGAATTGGATAAAGAAATGCGTAAATTTCTGGAAGAAGCTTGTCCTAAGATGATGGAAAGACCGCATTACGGATGGAAATATGAAGACAAAGAAGAAGTTCCATTTGATTCGGAAAGCTTATTACCATATTTTCCGGGCTATACATTTGATCACGGAAAATCAATGTATCGAGGCGAAGAAGTCGGAGAAGGTGGATTTGCACAGGGATTTCCGGGAATGTACGGAAACGTCGCTTTACTTGATGTATCTTCTATGCATCCGCACAGCGTTATTGCAGAAGTGTTATTCGGACCACGATTCACTAAAGCATTTAGAGATATTGTAGAGGGACGTGTAAGCATCAAACATGAAGCGTGGGATGTTGTGAATCATATGCTTGATGGTAAACTTACGCCATATATTCAGAAAGTTATTGATGGTGAGATGACCTCAAAAGACTTAGCAAATGCGCTGAAGACGGCAATCAATTCTGTATATGGCTTAACATCTGCATCATTTGATAACCCATTCAGAGACCCAAGAAACATCGATAATATCGTTGCGAAACGTGGTGCGTTATTCATGATTGATCTTAAGAATGCAGTACTGGAACGAGGATTCAAGGTCGCACATATTAAAACGGACTCAATTAAAATCCCAGATGCAACGCCAGAAATTATTAAGTTTGTTATGGATTTCGGTGAAAGATATGGATACACATTTGAGCATGAGGCTACGTACGACAGAATGTGTTTAGTTAACGATGCAGTTTATATTGCTAAGTATAAGGACGCTGAGGAATGTGAGAAGATGTATGGATATGTTCCGGGCGACAATAAGAAAAAAGGTAACAAATGGACAGCTACAGGAACTCAGTTTCAGATACCATATGTGTTCAAGACACTGTTCAGTAAAGAGAATATCGCATTCGAAGACATGTGCGAAACAAAATCTGTAAGTAGTTCTTTATATTTGGACATGAATGAAAACTTACCAGATGTATCGCAGTATGAAAAAGAGTTTAGTAAGGCAGAAAGCGATTATAAAAAAGGACTCTTATCGGATACCACATTTGAAGATACCTGCAAAAGGCTGACACCGCTGATTGAGACTGGACATAACTATCATTTCATAGGAAGAGTTGGGCAGTTCTGTCCTATTAAAGAAGGTTGTAATGGCGGATTACTGATGAGGGAAAAAGACGGTAAGTATTATGCGGCAACAGGTTCCAAAGGATTCCGCTGGCTTGAATCCGAGATGGTAAAACAGCTTGAAAAAGAAGCTGATATCGATCGAGCATATTATGACAATTTGGTTAACGAAGCCGTTGACACCATTTCTCAGTATGGTGATTTTGAATGGTTCGTATCTGATGATCCATATGTTCCAGAATTTATGAATAAACCAACAGAAACTGTCGAAGTTCCATTTGATGAAGATTAAAGAAAAAAGGAGAATAAATTATTATGGCAAACAACTATGTAGACAATATTATAATCGAAAATGCGAGAATCATTTTTAGAAATTTCAGAGGAGAAGAGACAAAATACAATAGAGCAGGTAATCGTAACTTCTGTGTAATCATCGAAGACCCGGATACAGCTCAGAGATTAGCAGAAGACGGATGGAATGTAAGAATTCTGCCGCCAAGAAATGATGATGAAGATGCGGTTCATTATATTCAGGTGGCAGTCAGCTTTAAGAATGTTCCGCCAAAAGTGTTTATGATTACCAGAAGGGTAAAAACACCGTTGGATGAGGAATCTATTTCTACTCTCGATTTCGCTGAGATTAGAAATGTCGACTTGACCATCAGACCTTATTCATGGGAAGTAAATGGTAAGACAGGCATCAAGGCATATTTAAAAACAATGTACGTGACAATCGAAGAAGATGAGTTCGCAGAAAAATATGCTGAAGAAGAAGGACCAGATGAGATTCCATTCTCATAGGAGGTGTTGATAAATGACACAATTTGTACTTGGACATGTTGTATCCACAATAAAAATTGCTGCTGAAATAGCTAAAGACCCAGAATTTGCACAGTTTGTAATGGATTCGTTGCATAAGAGATATGTAAATGGTGACTGGGGTGATACATGCGAAGAAGACGCTAAAGCGAATGATTATGCGGTGACTCATGACGAGCGTATCTTAGCTGTGTACAAAATGGATGCTAGAACCATATGGATTATTACGGAATGGGATAGAAGTGCGACGACAATTCTATTCCCAGAAGAATACTAATGGCTGGAATAAGTCTGCGAGATTATCAAATCGATGCGGTTAAGCGAATGCGTAAAGGATGCATATTATGTGGTGGTGTTGGGAGTGGTAAGTCTCGAACTGCACTGGCATATTACTATATGTGTAATGGTGGAGAAATTGATACAGACGAATATGTACCTATGGACGATCCGCCGAAAGACTTATATATTATCACAACTGCGAGAAAAAGGGATACGTTAGAATGGGAGGGTGAATTGACGCCCTTCCTTCTTTCCATTCACGATGATATTAATCTGTATAGCAATAAAGTTGTGGTGGATTCTTGGAATAATATAAAAAAATATTCTCAAATTAAAGATGCATTTTTTATATTTGATGAGCAGAGAGTTGTTGGCTCTGGGGCATGGGTAAAAGCATTCTTAAAGATAGCAAAATCCAATCATTGGATATTATTATCTGCGACACCTGGGGATACATGGCAAGATTATATTCCGGTATTTATAGCTAATGGATTCTTTAAGAATCGTACAGAATTCACACGAGAACATATTGTATATAGTCGATTTAGTAAGTATCCCAAAATAGATAGATACTTGAATACTGGTAGATTGATTCGATTAAGAGATAAAATATTGGTTACAATGGATTTCAAGCGTCAGACGAAATCTCATCATGAAGACATCTATGTTAAATACGACATCGCAGCTTATAAAGAGATTGGAAGAAATAGGTGGAATCCATATAAAAACGAACCGATAGTGAATGCTGCTGAGTTGTGTTATATTTGGAGAAAGATTGTGAACTTGGATCAATCACGACAAATAGCATTACTTGAGATTTTAGAGACACATCCTAAAGCAATCATATTTTATAACTTTGATTATGAGTTAGAATTGCTGAAAGGATTATTCAGAGGCATACAGGTTGCTGAATGGAATGGACATAAGCATCAGCCGGTGCCAACAGGTATGTCCTGGGTATATTTAGTTCAGTATAATGCCGGAGCAGAAGGGTGGAACTGTATTACTACGGATACAATCATATTCTTCTCGCAAAATTATTCTTACAAAATTATGGCTCAGTCTGCCGGTAGAATTGATAGAATGAATACCCCATATACAGATTTATATTATTATCATTTGAAATCTCGTTCAGGAATCGATTTGGCAATCAGTAAAGCGTTGAAAGAGAAAAAGAATTTTAATGAAGCAAAATATGTAAAATGGTAAAGCGGGGTGGTACATACGGAAAATATTTATAAAGAAGTTAACTTTGAAAAGTACTGTGGGACTTGCGAGCATAAGGGGCTTGATGAAAAATTTGACCCATGTAATAATTGCCTGGCGAATGGCACAAATGAAAATTCAGAAAAGCCAGTTTATTGGAAGGAGAGGAAAAATGCTTGACACAATTTTAGTAAGTGCGAATTTCTCAGAAAAAGATGGAACAGGAGTATTACTTGTTGGTAGGAAGCGAATAAATCAATCAGCAGAAATTGTCAATGCTTTCCAGGGAAAAGAAGCTATTGATCTTTACAAAAAACTTATTACTAAGCAGGAGAAAAACGCCAAATAAACATAGTCTATAATGAAGGGATGGTATATACTATTAGTATATTGGTCCTTATCACAAAAGAAAGGGCTTGCTAAAGGAGGCAGGTAAATGGAAGACAATATGAAAGAATTTATTGCTTACAGCAGAAAACTTTTGAGGAGCTTAACAAAACTCAAGAAGTTATTAGAGAAAGGCGAATATGATGAGGCTAAAGAAATGCTTGATGAGTTAATCGAAGATACTCAAAAGGATATTGAAGCATAACGAAAAATGTCGGAAAGGACCTGTGGTTGAAAAATCGCAGGCTCTTTCTTTTTTATTACAAAATTGGAGGTGGTAGACAGATGAGTTTTCAATACGATCAGTATTTACAGCAGCATAGAGCAAATGTAAAAAGAGGATACGAATGGCTTTGCGAAAACTTACCGGGAATTACTGATAGTACACTGACGGCTGGGTGGAATACAGAATTTGCACATGATCAGTCTAAAGATGAGAAAGACGAATACGACGCTTACGATGCATATTTTTATGGAAACAATCGTTCATATGAAGTTGTGGAGAATTATAAAAAGGCATGGTTGCTCCATATTCACAGAAATCCACACCACTGGCAATACTGGATTCTAATAAACGATGACCCGAAAGAGGGAGAGATTGTATTAGAGATGCCATACGATTATATTATCGAAATGATTTGCGATTGGTGGGCTTTTAGCTGGGCTTCTGAAAAATTATATGAGATATTTGACTGGTACGAAGAGCATTCAAAGTATATGAAACTGGCTACTGGAACAAGAGAAACGGTTGAATATATTCTAAACGCTATTAAAGAGAAACTGGACGAGCTATCTCAGATAGAACACAGTGGTGTAAAAGGTATGAAGTGGGGAGTTAAGAATGGTCCACCATATCCGATACAGGATAATGAAAAAGTTGCAAAAGTAAGGAAACATAGTACAATAAAAGCAACAAACATATCGAAAGAAAAATTTACCGGATACGCTCTTAATCCAGAAAAAGCACCGGATAAAGCAAAAACATTTAAGTCTGCACTTGGTTATACTAAAGATAATGCGGACGAGTTGATTGAGAACATAAATAAACACTTTGATGCTGAAAAACTCGAAGAACGTGGAAATAATGGATATGGTATGCGATATCAGCAAATTATGAAATTAAAGGGTCCTAATAAAAAAGAAGCGAATGTTCTTACGGCTTGGATTGATGACGGTGATGGTGGGGTTAAGTTAACAAGCGCATACGTTACAAAGAAGGAGGTTTCCGAATGAAAGTAGGTCAATATGATAAGGTTGTCTTGAAAGATGGGCGGTCTGCCACAATTGTAGAAATTTTAGAAGAAGGTGTGGCATATATAGTGGACGTGGATTTACCGGGTCCAGATTGGGACACAATAGAAATCAAACATGATGATATTTATAAAGTTGTTTGAGTAGAAAAATAAAATTATATAATGTGAAAAATATCGTAAGAGGACTGTTATATTGGCAGTTCTCTATTTTTATGCGTAAACTGAAAGGAGAATAATAGAAATGAAAACTAATATTATTGCAGTAGATTTTGACGGAACTCTTTGTGTAAATAAATTCCCGGAAATTGGTGAGCCGATTACAGACACGATTGAGTACATCAAGAACCGAAAAAAGAATGGCGATAAGATTATTCTTTGGACATCAAGAAACGAAGAGCAGACAAAGAAAGCAGTTAAGTGGTGTTCAGAGCAGGGACTTACTTTTGATGCTGTCAATGAAAATCTTCCTGAAATCGTAGAAGCATTTGGTGGTGATTGCCGAAAGATATTTGCTAACGAATATATCGACGATCGCAACAAGCTGGTGGCGGATTGCCGGGAAAAATCTAATATGGAAAAATGGGCTGAGAATGAAATTGCAATTGCGTGCCATTTAGAAAATCCAGACAGAAAAGAAGGGGAGTGGGATTATGGATGTGCTTGCTATGAAAGTGCTTTGAAAGCGTTCCGTTCACTTTGCAATGATGGGCATTCTGGATTTAGCATTGGACTCACAAAAGCTATATTAAATCGTCTGATTGACGGTAAAACATTAACAGCGATTGAAGATGTTCCGCAGAACTGGGGCAGATGTGACAGACGAAAAGATGGAACTAAAACATATCAGTGTAAAAGAATGTCTTCGTTGTTTAAGAAAATTGCTACGGACGGAACCGTCAGCTATTCGGACGTTAATCGATGTTATGGTGTAAATATTGATAATCCTAATTCGTCATATCATAGCGGATTGATTGATAGTGTTATTGCGGAAATGTATCCGATCACGCTGCCGTATATTTCATATGATAAGCCGTTCAAAGTTTATACTGAAGATTTCTTGACGGACCCTAAAAATGGTGACTTTGATACTGTTGGGATTTTCTATGTAATTACCCCAGCAGGAGAAAGAGTAGAAATCAATAGATATTTCAAAGATGCAGAAATTGGATATGATGAAATCGATAGGGCGGAGTATTTGGTAAGAAAGGAACAGGCTTATGCAAAAGGCGTTAAAGAAGAGGATGGTGATACGAATGATTAAATTCATTCTTGGAATACTGCTTGGCGATATATTGGGAGTATTCAGTATTTGCCTCATTCAGGGTGGTAATCGCAGACAATATATTTTCCCGAAGAGTGAGGAAGATGCTGATGAATAGAAAACGATTTATCATAGGATTAAATAATCCGCCCAAAATCTCAGAGAACGAGAGAAAACATATCATAAGAAAATCTATAGAGCGACAGCATTGGAAAACTAAATGCACGATTGCAATGGAAGAATTTGCAGAGTTACAACAGCAGATAAGCAAACAAATTCGTGGGTATGAGGACAGAGTTGGACTTTTGGAAGAAATGGCAGATGCTTATATTTGCCTGGAATTCCTTAAGTCCATTTTTGATATTACGGAAAGTGATGTAAAGAGAGCTATAGATGTCAAATTATTAAGAGAAAGGAATAATCAAAAATGAGTAAAATGATCGAAATCGCTGGAACTATTTCATTTGGAGGAAAGTTATTAAATGTATATGGGGACTTAGATGCCCCATTATTCAAAGCTAAAGATATTGCACATGTCATTGGATATAGTTCAGGAAACGAATGGAAGATGCTGGAAATGTGTGAAGAGGATGAAAAGCTGAAACTACCTTTAGTAGTGGCAGGTCAGAGACGTGCAGTTAATTTTGTGACTGAAAACGGTCTTTATAATATTCTGGCTCAGAGTCGCATGGAATTGGCAAGAGCATGGAGAAGAGTTGTACATGACGAACTGATTAATATGAGAAAAGAAAAAGGTCTCAATATTTCAGAACAGTTCGAAGAGTGGGACCATGCAATGGACAACATCTACTTTGATGAGGATACTGGACGACTTATGCAGTCGGTAACAGTTCCTGGAGGCGATGTCATCCAGGTTCCATATAAAGGAGATAAAGATGAATAGGACAACGAAAATAAACATCTTGGCGTACGCTTCTCAGCCGGACATGAATATTAACTACTTTGGTGATATCGTCGAATATAAAGGAAAAAGATATTTTGTGAGTTTGGCTGAGGAGTATGTAGAGTTTCGAGGAATTGTGAAGGAGACATCAAATGCTGTTTGTAATTGATAATTTGAAATATGATACCGATAAAATGAAGCTTATATCTACTAAATGTGAGTATCGATGGAAAGGCTCACTCACGGGTTTATATTTTGATGCCAGAGAGGTGAAACTTTTTAGAAGCGACAAAGGACGCTGGCTGTTAGTATATGAAGAGGATTATAAAACCGTTGGACGAGCAATGACCGAAGAAGAGGTGAAAAACTTATTAAAGCGGTTCGATATTGATGTTTATGAAAAAATGTTTGGAGAACTGGAGGAAGCGTAATGATCTGGACGTTGATAACTGTAGCGTTAATTATCATTGGAATTATGTTATTAGTGGTAAACAATACGTGTAATAACTTACTATTATTCGTATTAGGAGTAACCAGTTTGGTAGTTGGCGTGTTCATAGGTTTTATAATTGGTACTATTGCCGTTATCAATCTCACTGCTGTAGATAAAAGCATTTATGAAGCTGAGATGCAGTACGAATCTCTTACAAAGCAACTCCAAACGATCGATAGCGAGTATGAAGATGTTTCCAAAGCGGAAGTTATTCAGAAAGTGTACGACTGGAATACAAAAGTATATAAATCGAAATACTGGACTGAGAGTCCGTGGACTAATTGGTTATGTAGCGAAAAATATTCGGATTCACTGAAGTATATAGAAATGGAGGAAATGCATAATGATTAGGGTGATTGTCGAACCATATTGTCAAAATTGTCGTTATTTTAAACCCTATATTTCCGATAAAGGTTATACAACTTTTCCAGAACACGATACTATTGTTTGCTGTGAAAATGATTCAGCATGTACATATGCACGTGATGAATTGAAAAAGAAAATGGAGGATGAAGATTGATGATGTTATATGTGGTTCATGGAAACACTTATTATGATGGTTATGGTCATATCGAAAATATTTTTGGTATTTATACGAAAAAAGATACAGCAGAAGCGACTAAAGATTTAATAATCAAGGAACTCTACGAAAAAGAAATCGCAAGAGGGCAGATGACTATTGTTGAGGATATATCTGATATTGAAGTAGAAATTTTGGAAATCGATGCTGATGAAATCGTAAATATTGAACTTGGGGGATATTGCGAATGATTAAATTAGAAAATGTAGTTCTGGCAAGTCCAGAGCAGATGGAGTTTATTATTGAAGGAATGCGAAATCCTATGAATAGCTGGGAGAAGAGTGATACGGAGACAGACCCTGATTTATATAGTCTGAAAAATATGATGATCGGTTCTAATGATCATTCTCTCATGCAGCGATTAGCGAAAGCTGGTACGGATCATAGAAAATTTATGAGGATGATGCCGGTGTATGTGAGAATTACAGCACCTTTATATTGGTGGAAAGAGTTCGATACGTACAAGGTTGGTACGGTTGCCAATAGTTGTAGTACTATGCATAAGATTGCAGCGAGGGAATTTGCGCTGGATGACTTTTCGCATGATCATTTAACTCCGAGATTCAGAAATATGTTAATGGAAACAATTGACGAGCTTAATTATCTTAGAGATAAATATAATCACTTTGATGTAGAAAAAGAAATGAGTATGAAGGCTGGATATATATTTGACTCTAAAAAAGATGTTTGGTGGCAGATGATTCAGCTTCTTCCGAGCAGCTATAACCAGACTCGTAATGTCATGATGAATTATGAGGTCTTGGCGAATATTTATAAGTCTCGTAAGAATCACAAACTGGACGAGTGGCGGAGCTTCTGTAAATGGATTGAAGAACTTCCATATTCTGAGTTGATTACAGGGGAGGATTCGATTAATGGCGATATTCATTAGGAAGAAAGATTATGATGCCATAAAGAGTGGCGAAGAGATAGAGATAGTGGTTGAAGCACAGGGAAGAGAACCAATGTGTGTTTACGTCAGAAAGGATATGGTAGAAGAAAATGAATGATAAATATTTAAGCGTTATTACCAACTTCGGTTGCCATTATACTTGTCCTTATTGTATCGTCAGAAATAATAATTTAAATATTCCAAAGTCAACGATTGAAGGGTTGGATTCGTTGAGACTTGAAATTGCACGAAATCAATGTAATTGGATATCCTTATCTGGTGGAGGCGATCCATTATGGAATTATAGCGAGCACAAAGACTGGTATGATGAATTCTTCGAAATAACGAATGGATTAAATAGGGAGCTTCATACAAGTTTACCTAATATCTCTGAGGTGCCTTATAGTATATTTGACAGGGTCGTGTATCACTTACACGGATTAGAACAGTTATACAGTATTAAGAGACAAAATTGTGCAATTGTCAGGGTAGTGTTTGTCGTGAATGAAGGTTTTACGGAAGACCTCATTAATCGCATAGCGGTATTCTGTGCAAATTCGGATAATATTGATGAGCTTAGTTTCAGACAGATGGTGGATGATCATTATCAAAAGACATATTACTGTTATGATTATTTAAAAGCTGGTCATAAAAAATTATGGTGGTATATAGAGCAAAATGATTACAATTTATATTACTGTCAGAATAAAGTCTATACGGAATATAAGAGTATTGGAACGGAGATGAAGCAAAATGAATGTAACGATTAAAGATGTTTTACCGCTCATAAATACAAACGACATCCGATTACTGGATTCTGACGAAGATGAAATCGCGCTGATTTATCAGGGATACAATGTTGGGCTGCTTTCTGACGAGACGTTGAGGAAGCGTGTAACCGGCATATGGAATGATGAGTGCAGATTATGGATGAAGAGAAATAACACCGATAAATAATGCAATCATTATCGTCGCCCTATTTCTGATTATATCTTGGGCGTTGTTAAATTAATATTTTACGGAGGAAGAGAAAAAATGAGTTTAGATCAGTTAATCCCGATTCTAATTTTAATAATGGCGGGATATTTATGTGTTTATGGAATTGTAAACAGGATTTGTACATGCGTTGAGACGTATAGCGCATTGAAAGCTAGCGATGCAGCAAGAAAAGCGTACCTTGAAAAAATCAAATAACAAGTAAAACTACGATGACTGGAGTCTAAACGGCTCCGGTCTCTTTTATTATGGAGGAAAATTATATGTGGTCTAAAAAAACAATCAAAAATAAAATATCGGCGATTAGACTTATAATCTTGGCAATCATTTTATTACCATGGTTAGATGGGGATGCAACATTCCTTATATTTGCATTGATGATTGCTGTACCGTTATTCTTTGATAAGAGGAACTGGATTATCGGTTAGGAGGAATTATTGTGAATCGTGCTGAAAGGAGACGCATTCAGAAGAACGAGCAGAAAGCTAAAACAGCCACATATAATGTTACGAAAGCTCAGCTGGATGCTATGGTAGAAGAACAGATTGGCGAGAAGATAGCCAAGGTAAAAGCTGAAGCCACGTTAGAAGCCGTAAATTCCGCAATGGTATTGATGCTTACTTTACCACTTGAAGTACTTATGGATTTTTATTGGAAGAAATCATATGCAAAGCGGATTCCAGAATTCACAGAACATGTTCTTGACTATTATGAGAAGTGGGCGAATGGTGAATTGGATATGGACGAGCTGAAGAGAGATTTGTGGGAATATGGCGGAATAAAGCTAATGGAAGGAAACGCGGATGGGTAATGATTTAAGAAGAAACGCTGAAGGATATTCTGATCCGACAGCATACAATGCGATAAAAAACATTGATAATGATAGAGAGGGTGAGGAGAGATTTCATAAATTGCTGGATTCCATATTCAATATTTGTGAGTTGTCCGGCTTTCATATAGAAGAGAGAATCGTTATTAAAGATAAAAAGACTGGAAGAATTTGGAGGTAATGTAGTTATGGAAGGTATTGAAAAAATAAAAGAAGCGTTTGCTGGGATAATTGAGCGATTAAACAGGATTGTGAAAACGATTTCGAAGATTTTTAAGCCGCTTTTGGATAAAATCTGGAAGGAATGCAAAGGTTCAAAGAAGAAAAATGGTGGTAGGGACCCGTTCAGATGCAGAAAAATGAGTAAAAACAAGCTCAAAAAGTACAATTATATCCCTGTAAATCAGAAAAAGAGACCAAATCAGCGGAGAAATATCTAATCTAGGTTAAAAAATGGAGGTGTGGTAGAGCTATGAACAGACTTGGAAGACCGCCAAAACGGGATGGAAGCGTGAAAAATGGACAGTACAGACTTCGATTGAGCGATGAAGAAGCCGGAATGTTGGATTATATTTCAGGAAAAACAGGAGAAAGTAAGGCTGATATTCTGAGAAATGCTTTGAAAATGCAGTACAATTTAACCCGATGTGCCGAATAATTGGATATCCAAAAAGTCATTTTCTGCCCATTTTTGTATTTTTATTTTTGACCAACGGGAGGAAAAGCGTCCAAAATTTAAAAAATTGAGATATTGGATATCCAAAAAGTCCATTTTTCTGCCCACTTTTGGTCATTTTTGCCCACTTTTAAAAATGAAAATGGGCAGACTAAAAACGCCGGAAACCCAGTAAAATCAAGGGTTCTGAGATATTGGATATCCAAAAAAGCCCACTTTCCCACTTTTTTCTTCTATTTAATGTGAAGAAAAGTTTAATAAAATATATAAATACGAAAATAAAAGTGGGTTTTTGACCATTATTGGATATCCAATAAATCGAACAGGATTACAAGGCTGATAAATCGCTTTCAATTTATATTTGTTCGTGATATACTTAAAGTGCCACACAATCATATAAAGTCTTAAAAACATTCAAGGGAATATCTTTGGTAAAAAGTGTATTCTCTCTTTACTTGTACCCTTGAATGGAGACGAGATTGTGTGGCAACAATTGGGAGATGCCTTTTTCGGTGCGTCTCTCAGTTGGGGCGCACTTTTTAGTTTCAAGATTCTTCTAAATGAGAGAGGGTCATTTATGACAAATACTAATAAATCAAGTGGTTCGAAAAAGAGTGGATTAAGTAACGGACTTGGCGGAGCGTTATTAGGCTTGGCAGCGTCAAAAGTTGTTGAACCGGCACTTGAGAAAACGATAAACATTGTTGCCGACAAAATATCAAATGATGTGGGCAAGAAAACAAAAGATGAAAAAATAATCATTCCAGAATTGTATAAAAAAGGTTTTCCTCTTACAAAAGATCAGGCAATGTCTGCTTTGGATAAATGTGGGATAACTGCTGTTCCGATAGAAGTCAGTTTAAAAGAGGCGAGTCCTAGATATAAAGATTGTGTGGATAATCAAGTTGTAGATTCAAATCCAAAACAGAAGCGACAAATCAATTCGGGTGGTGTTGTATACATAAAATATGTTCCACATGATGTAATCGTTGAAAGTCAAAAAAAGTTTAACAATGAAGAGAATGCAAGAAAGGAATTGAAGGAACAGAAAGTCGCCAAGAGTATTGAACGGAAAGAAAAAATGAAATCATCGATTGAAGGTGCTACCGGGAAAGCAAGAGATAGTATTGTAAAGATTTTAAAAAATAATACTGACAAGAAAGGAGAATCTTCCGATGAGCGGTAAAAAGAAAAGAGGAACTTTAGGAATTTTATGGGATGTTATATTGACTATCCTGACAGGAGGATTATGGTTGATTTGGATACTCATAAGATTCTTAAGAAACAATAGTTAAAAACTGAATATTGATATTTGACAGAGATGCAAGAGTGTGTCTCTGTTTTTTTATGCTCTTTTTTGCGCGCGAAAAATACATGCCCTTTTATGAAGAGAGAGGTAAAATATGCATTATTATATTTTTACCATTTTCTTTTGTATTTTATGAAAAAGAGAAGGAGCTTTACTTTATGTTAGAAAATAAATTTCAGGCGAATCTGATAAAGGAATTAAAGCATAGGTTTCCGGGGTGTATTGTGATGAAGAACGACCCAACCTATCTACAGGGGATTCCAGATTTACTTATTCTTCATAATGACAAGTGGGCTTCTCTGGAATGTAAAAAAAGCGCTGGCGCAAAGAAGCAACCAAACCAAGAATATTATGTTGGTCGTATGAATGAGATGTCATTTTCAAGATTCATATGCCCAGAGAATAAGGAGGAAGTGTTAGATGAACTTCAACAATCATTCAAAGCTTGAGGGGCTACACGCTTTTCTTGGAGCCAGTAAATATCACTGGATAAATTACAGTGAAGAAAAAGTAGCTGATACATATTTGAAATTTTTAGCAGTTCAGAAAGGAACTACCTTACATGCATTTGCTGCACAGTGTATTGAACTTGGACAAAAATTACCGCAATCGCGAAAAACTTTGAATATGTATGTGAACGATGCTATCGGATATAAGATGACACCCGAACGGGTATTATATTATTCCGATAATTGTTTTGGTACAGCGGATGCAATTTCATTTAGAAAAGGATTACTTCGGATACACGATTTGAAGACTGGGGCCATTCCAGCACACATGGAGCAGCTTATGATTTATGCGGCTCTTTTTTGTTTGGAATATGATGTGAAACCGAGCGAAATAAAAATGGAATTACGGATTTATCAGAACGATGAAGTATTAATTCATAATCCGACAGCTGAAGATATTGTACCGATTATGGATAAGATTATTACTTTTGACAAAGTAATCCGCAATATAAAAGAACAGGAGGTCTAAGCTTATGAACCCAATAGCAGAAGATATTTTGATGCATTATGGAATGCCTAGACGTTCTGGAAGATATCCATGGGGCTCCGGGGATAATCCATATCAGCATAGTGGCGATTTTCTTAGTCGTGTCTCAGAACTTAAAAAATCCGGTTTAACTGAAAAAGAAATTGCCGATAGTATGAAGCTGACGACAACACAGTTGCGAACTCAGATGAGCTTAGCAAAAGATGAGAGAAGAGCTTTGCAGGTTGCTACAGCTAAAGGGCTTAGAGAAAAAGGATATAGTCTTAATGAAATAGCTAAAGAAATGGGATTCAACAATGACTCTTCTGTCAGATCTTTATTAAATGAAACTTCTGAACGCCGAATGAATCAGGCTAAAGCGACAATGGAACTGCTTAAGCGTGAATGCGATACAAAAGGAATGCTGGATGTTGGTACTGGTGTAGAGAAAGAACTTGGCATATCAAAAGAAAAATTGAATGAGGCTCTTTATATGTTGGAACTTGAAGGGTATCCGGTTTATGGTGGCGGTGTTCCACAGGTTACGAATCCTGGAAAGCAGACCAATATAAAAGTATTGTGCCCGCCTGGTACAGAACATAAAGATATTTATGATTATGAGAATGTACATTCTGTAAAGGATTATATTTCTTATGATGGTGGTGAATCTTTCAGAAAATCATTTGAGTATCCATCAAGTATGGACTCAAAGCGATTAGATATCCGATATAAAGAAGATGGCGGTATCGATAAAGATGGCGTTATTGAAATTCGTAGAGGAGTAAAAGATTTATCATTAGGCGATGCTCACTACGCACAGGTTCGAATAATGGTTGACGGTAAGAAATATATCAAAGGAATGGCAGTATATTCAGATGACATGCCAGATGGAGTTGATGTAATCTTTAATACCAACAAATCAAAGTCCACACCTAAGATGGAGGTTCTGAAGGATATAAAAAATGATCCTGATAACCCGTTTGGTTCTTTGATTAAGGAACGTGGCGGGCAGAGTTATTATGATGATCCAAAAGGAAAGTATACAGACCCGATTACAGGTAAAAAACAATCGTTATCACTGATTAACAAGAGAGCAGAAGAAGGAGATTGGGGTGAATGGAGTAAAACATTGCCGTCTCAGTTCTTGTCAAAACAGAGTTTATCATTGATAAAGAAACAGCTTGGATTAGCAACAGCAGACAAACAGGCTGAATTTGATGAGATTAAATCTTTAACCAATCCAACTGTAAAAAAGACTCTTCTAAAATCCTTTGCTGATGATTGTGATTCCGCCGCTGTTCATTTACAGGCAGCCGCATTGCCACGTCAGAAGTATCAGGTAATTTTACCTTTGACATCGCTCAAAGATACTGAAGTATATGCACCGAACTATAAAGATGGTGAAACGGTAGCATTGATTCGTTATCCACATGGTGGAACCTTTGAGATTCCCATCCTTAAAGTCAACAACAAGAATGCTGAAGGTAAAAGAGTTCTCGGTAATACGCCGGCTGATGCTGTTGGTATTACTAAGAAAGTTGCAGACCGTTTATCAGGAGCTGACTTTGATGGTGATACTGTAATGGTAATACCATGCAACTCTACAAATAGTAAAGTGAAGATCACTTCGACTCACAGTTTAAAGGGATTGGCGGACTTCGATACAAAGGATGCATATGGACCAGACTCCAGTAAACCGGTAAAAGTGGATGCTAAAGGTAGAGAATACTATAGCAGAAATGGAAAGACATATCAGAGAATGAATAACACCCAGACTGAGATGGGTAAGATTTCAAACCTCATTACCGATATGACTCTAAAAGGAGCTACAGAACCGGAGTTGGCTAGAGCTGTGCGCCATAGTATGGTCGTCATCGATGCCGAAAAACATAAGCTGGATTACAAACAGAGTGAAATTGATAACGGCATCAAGTCCTTAAAGACAAAGTATCAGGGTAGCTATGATTCTAATGGACATTACCATGAAGGAGCTGCTACTTTAATTTCAAGAGCTAAGTCTGAGACTCAGGTTCTGAAACGAAAGGGCAGTCCGAAGATTAATCCAGATGGATCTCTGAGTTATAAGGAAGTCCGAGAAGAGTATACGGATAAGGATGGTAAGTTGAGGGTTCGCACCCAGAAGAGTACCAAGATGGCAGAAACACGAGATGCCCGTACACTTTCATCAGGTACCCCACAAGAAGAAGCCTATGCCAAATATGCGAATAGTATGAAGTCCTTGGCTAACCAGGCTAGAAGAGAGATGGTAAGTACCGGTAAGATAGCCTATTCAGCATCGGCAAAGACCGCCTATCAGTCAGAAGTGAAATCCCTTGATGCAAAACTTAACCTGGCTCTTAGGAATGCGCCACGAGAACGGCAAGCTCAGACAATAGCAAATGCGACTGTTGCTGCTAAGAAAAAAGAGAATCCTGATATGACGAAAGCTGAAGTTAAGAAAGCAAGTCAGCAAGCATTAACTCAAGCGAGAAATCAAGTCGGTGCCAGCAGAACAAGTATCGATATCACTGACCGTGAATGGGAAGCAATTCAGGCAGGGGCAATCAGTGAGAACAAGTTAGCACAGATTTTAAATAATACAAATATTGATACAGTGAGACAACGAGCAACACCTCGTGCAACAACACAAATAAGTAAAGCGAAGCAGAATCGTATCGCTGCACTTAGTGCATCTGGCTACAGTACATCTGAAATTGCTGACGCACTTGGAATCTCTTCGTCAACTGTTGTCAAGTATCTGAATGGAAAGGAGTGAGCTTAGTAGGATATGGCTTACAGATGTGCATTAACTACGAATGACAATCCTTTTGATCCGTTTGAACAGTTCACTCAATGGATGATGTTCGATGAAGAAAAAGGTTATCATTCAACTGCGTATTTAGGAAGAATTGCTCGAACTTCTGATCAGTTTTCAGATGAAGAAAACGATGCAGAAATTGAAAGAGCAATAGATGAAATAATTAAATATGATTTCCTCAATATTTATAAAAAAGTAAAGAAAGAAATCAAAAGTGTACAAGTGTGATTCTAAGAATAGAATGTTTGGTCACAGAACTAAACGAGAACGATTGTGATTGATATGAAATGAATTCAAAGGTAGGGGGGTGCGTAGATTGCATACCCCCTCTCACATCGCGGCGGTCTTTATTTTTTCCCCGGAGGGATATTTTTGAAAACGGTTCCCAGTTAGTAGTG